TCACCCGAAACATGTCCATGACGGCCCGGTCCTTGGTCCGGCCCGCCAAAACCCTGTCCCAGCAAGCGCGCGCGTCCTTGACGAAGGCCGCCACGAACGCCTCGCAGGCGGCCGAGACCGTCTCGCGCAGATCCGCGCCCGCGAGCAGCACCTTGACGAGCGCCGTAAAGTCGACATCGTCCGCGATATCGTCCTCGACGTCCTCCACGATGGCCGCGGAGCCTGCAAGATAGAACAGCCAATAGTTCCCAGCGATCGGTGCCTTTGTCATGCGGGCATCTTAGTCGAAAATGGGTTGACAGCGTAGGGGGAGTCGCCTACAAACGAACTGGCGATGCCTCCCCATGCACCCACCACCAAGGGGCCCATCGGGGCCGTTCCGTGCCCGCATTGCGGGAAGACGAACGACTTCAATGAGGTCAAAGCCGATAACATGCTGGACACTGGGGAGACCGTCAGTTGCGATCACTGCGATCGGCTCATGACCATCGCGGGCATCCAAGAAATCACCATCGTCACGGTCCATCCGGTTCCTGGCCGGGCCCAGCCTGCGGCGCCTGCCGCCCAGCCCGCGACCACGCTCGGTCCGCAGGGACTCCGCCGATACCTCAAGAGGTGATTGCGATGTCTGACACCAAGGTTCACGTCTCGCTGCGCCAGCCGATGACCTTTTTGCTGAACGGCTACCTGACCGCTGTGCAGCACTTCGACGCGATCGTCGAGGACCCGGGTCAGGAGCGCGTGCTCTCCTGCCTGACCGACCGCATCTGGAAGGCGGGGCACGGGATCGGGCTGTCGACATTTGCACCGGTCGGCATTCGGACCACGGTGATCGTTCCGCTCGACAACGTCGCGGGCATCGTCGTCTACCCGCCCGAGAAGTCATGACCCGTCGGGCCCTCATCGTCGCGCGGCGGGAGACGGCCGTCGTCGCGCTGATCAACCTGGTGGCGTTGTTCGTGGTGGTGGCCTTCGACTGGTCCACGGTCGGCATGGTAGTGCTGGGGGTGAACGGCTTCCTGTGGCTCCTCCTGTCCAATCAAGCTCACCTCGAGTTGCGAGACCAGCCAATCCCCATTCAGGATCTCGAGATCAACAAGAACCTGGGAGGTACACCATGACGTGGTCGTAGGACCCCACCACCCACGAAGACTCTCCAAGGATCATGGAAATAGGTGGCACGGCACCTCGAAAACCGTGCGATATGGGGCGAGTTGTGCTTTCCGGAGGCACGTTGTGCGGCCCCTGAAACAGCGAAGGTGGAACCGGCGAGTGGAGGCGAACACCTCCATCCAGCGCGGGGTCGGACACACCCGCAACTACCTGGAGATCCGAGATGACCGATGACATTGCCAGTGGCAAGAGCTTGCGCGGGACGTGGGTCGAGCTGCGAGGTGACGCCGCCTCCCCGCCCCTGTTCGCGGCACGCATGGCGCTCACAATGGCCCGGCTGGGTCCCTGCCGGAAGAGTCGCCGCGGCGCGGCCGTCTACCGCTCGGTGCCCGAGGTGGGCGTGTTGGGGGCCCGGCACTACGCCATTCCCGTCAAGAACGCAAGCGCGGGGGCTGGCGCGGGCTTCAACGGCCCGCCGATGACGCTGGCGATCGGCGGCGCCCGGCCCGCTTGGGCGACCTGTGATGGGTCGGAGGCGTGCCGCCGCGACTGCGGTCGGCGCTGCGTGCATGCCGAGGTCCGGGCGGTCATGGCCTTGCTCGAGGAGGACCGCGCGATGGCGCCGCACCTCCACATGGTCCACGTCAAGATCCCTGCTCATGGCGAGGAAATGCCGCCGCGCCCCGATGGGATTTCTAACCACGCTGGCCTCCCCTCTGGTGGGCCCTCGTGCATCGACTGCAGCAAGTTCCTGCTCGACGCGTGTTTCGGTGGCATCTGGCTCTATGAGTCCCGAGGCTGGCGCTACTACACCGCCGCCGCCTTCCATCACGCCACGGTCGCATCGACGGGCGTGCACGGATGATCGTGCGTGCGTGCAGGGAGTGCCCGTTCCGGCAGAAGCCCGTGCTGAGCGGGGTGATGGCGCTGTTCAGCGGGGACACGGGCCGGGGGTTCTGCGGCTACGACTCCGCCAGCGACAGCGTGATCGTGGTGGAGATGGGGATCCCGGACGGCTCCCAGCGGCGGGACATGATGCGGCGCGCGGCCGGGCGACGGGTGATCGAGGACGTCAACACGATCCCGGATGCTTGCCCGCTGCACACCAAGGACGTGGTCGTCACGCTGGGGAGTTGAGCATGCGGATTCTCGAGCGTCTGCACGCGCGGATGATGCGCGACATCGAACAGCTTGAACATCGCACCCTGTCACTGCTGGCGGATCTCTGGAAAAGGCAGCCATCCTACGTCATGCGCAACGCGGTCAAACGTATACTCGTCAGCGGGGACCAGATCGTGGTGTTCGAGGGCAACGACCACGAGCTCCGGGCCGCGATGTCGCGGCTCGCGGGTCGCACGCGAAGCTGCGTGACCGTCGCGGTGGTGGTGGGTGAGTACCACCGCCGTGGCTGCATGACCCGCCGTGGCGGCGGCTACGACCCGGCGGGGAACTGAACGGTGTTGTCACATGACCCATCACGTGAGGAACCGACCCATGAGAACTGACAAGACCTATCCGCACGTCACCGGGATCTACGGAGACGGTGGCGAGAACGAGGGAGTCCTCGCCATCCACGCCGTCTTGGACCCGAGCCCCAACTACCCCGAGACCGGCAGGATCATCGTGGGGTCGCCCGAGAAGTCCCCGGCGCTCCCTGGCTACATCCCAGACCTGGGCGGGTTCTCGTGCAGCCCAGAGGCCGCCGAACGGCTCGCCAACGCGCTCCTGGTGGCCGCGCGCGACGTCCGGGCGGCGATGGGAGAGCGCCAAGGACATCGCCGAGTCCCGGTGCTGTGGTTCGATCATGCCGGCAGCGGACCCGATGAACTGGCGCTGGAACTGCTGCCACGCCGCGCAGAACTGGATGGCCGCATCCCGCGATCGCTGGGACTCCTCGTGCGCGCCGGCGCGCTGGTGATCGGCGCGGGGTACATGGTGGACGGTGGCTTCCTCATGGAGGCCGATCAGGTCGCCGACCTTCACCGCCAACTCGGCGCGTGGCTCCATGGGCCGGCGCTGCCATTGGCGCCTGACGTTCCTGCCGCCCCGGACGCGGCCAAGGAGTAGTCGTGGCCCGCTACAACCCTTACGCGGACTTCAGCGACTGCCGGCGTTACCGGTACGAGCTCGGCGGTGAACTGGGGGTCCCGCAGCCGCTGCTCGACACGGTGAAACAGGTGCGGCTGATCGTCTGGATCATGCTGAACCCGTCCGTGGCCGATGAGACCGAGGACGACCCGACGATCCGCGCCATCGTGGGGTTCTCCGAGCGCTGGGGGTACAACCGGCTGTGCGTCGGCAACGTGTATGCGTGGTGCGCGACCGACCCGCAGGCCATGTTCAAGGCGAAGCGGCAAGGCACCGACGTGGTCGGACCCCACAATGACGACTGGTTGCGGAGCATGGTGCAACGCGCGCGCGACTCGGACGGCCAGGTCGTCGGGGCATGGGGAATCCACGCCGAGCCCGCGCGCGTTCGGGAGGTCGTCGCCATCACGGGCCCCGTGAAGTGCCTGGGCACGAACAAGAACGGCTCGCCCGTGCACCCTCTCTACCGCAAGCAGGACTCGATCCTCATCCCGTGGGCGGGAGGTGTGGAATGAAGCGCCGGGATTCCGATGATCGGTTCTTGGCGTTCGCCCTCTACGTCAGCGGGTTCGTGGTCACCCTCGTGCTCGCATGCGCGCTGGTCTCGGCGGTGCTGGATGACCGCGACAAGCGCACGTGCCGCAACTCCGGTGGTCGAGTCCTCTGGGAGGCTCGCGAATGGCACTGCGCGCGCCCGGAGGCCACACCATGATCGACCTCGTCCTGAAGCGTCACGAGGGCCCGGGGTGGCAAGTCTTCACCGAGCTGGCGAACGCGACCGGGGGCCGGGCTTCGCGGCGCGCCGATGCGCTGGCCATCGGCCTGTGGCCGTCGCACCGGTACGAGGTGCACGGCTACGAGTTCAAGGAGTCCCGCGGCGACGTCCGGCGCGAGTTGCAGGACATCACGAAGTCCCACGCGGTCGGGCGGTACTGCGACTACTGGCACCTGGTGGTCGCGGATCTGGCCATCATCGACGGGCTCCTGATCCCGCCGACCTGGGGCATTCTCTTTCCCCGGGCTCGCGTGCTCCGCGTGCATCGCAAGGCGAGCAAGCGGAAGGCGGAGCCGATCGGTCGCGCATTCGTCGCCGCGATGCTGCAGAACGTGCAACGGACCTGGGTCTCCAAGACCATCCATCACGGCGTGGTCTCGCGGTTGAACGAGTTGGAGCGAGAGCGCAGCCCGCAAGAACAGCGCGACGGCGCCCACATGGCCTCGGGGCCCAAGTGGGATCTCGAGCGCCTCCGTGACCGCGTACGACAATTCGAGACCGCGTCGGGCGTTTCGATCAGCGACTCGTCGGTGTGGGAGTTCGGGCACATCGGCAAGGCGGTGCGCGTGGTGCTGGATGCCCAACTGCATCGGAGCCGTACGCAGTTGTTCGTGAACGAGGCGCACGGGATCGCCGAGCATTTTCGCAACATGGCCGACCGCACGCACGCGGAGGCCGATGCGATGGCCAAGGTTCTGGAGGAACTGGATGCGCAGAAGGAAGCCGCTTCGCAACAAGACCCCGCTCCGGCGGTCGCCCCTGCGCCGCAAGGCGCCGATGCGGCGGCCGCCCATGACCCTGAGCCGGTACAAGCGCCGTGAGCGTGACACGCCCTACATGCTGTGGGTCCGCAAGTTGCCGTGCGCGGCGCGTGCGTTCGACACGGCGTGCGATGGCCACGTGCAGGCCGACCATGCCGGCCGGCGCGGAATCGGCCGCAAGGCCGACGACCGGACCTGCATCCCGCTCTGCGAGAGGCACCACACCCAACGCGCAAGCTTCCACGGCATCTTCCGCACGTGGACCCGGGAGCGCATGCGCGTGTGGCTGGACGCGGCGATCGCGCACACGCAGGCGATGTTTGCGGTCGCCCGGAAGTAGCATCCGCTGATGCCGTCCATCTTCCCTATTCCCGACGAATGCGCAGACCTGCCCGTGGTGGCCTCGGTCAGCGGTGGCAAGGACTCGACCGCGCTGATCCTCGCCCTGCGAGAGGCCGGGATCCCAGCGCGGTACGTGTTCGCCGACACGCTGTGGGAAGCCGACGAGACGTACGTCTACCTGGACTTCCTACGCCGGGTGCTGGGCATCGTCATCGACGTGGTGGGGGCCCCCGGTGGTATGGAGGCGCGCTGCCGACACCGCGCAGGCTTTCCCGGGCGGATGCAGCGGTTCTGCACCAGAGAGCTCAAACTCGACCCGCTGCGGGCGTACCACGACCGGATCATCGACGAGGCGGGGTACGACACGATCAGTGCGATGGGGGTGCGCGCGCAGGAGAGCGCGTCTCGCGCGCAGATGCCCGCGTGGGCGGACGAGGGACCGACCTACACACGCGAGTCCTGGGGCGGATACGTGTGGCGCCCGCTCCTGTCGTGGTCCGTGCGCGACGTCCTGGACATCCATCGCCGGCATGGCCTCCCCGTCAACCCGCTCTATCACCACGGGCATGAGCGCGTGGGATGCTACCCCTGCATCTTCGAGAACAAGGAGGGCATCCGACTGATCGCCGAGCGCCGCCCGGAGCGGATCGCCGAGATCCGCGCGCTCGAGACCGAGCTCGTGCAACTCCGGCGCGATCGCAACGCGGAGTCACCGGGCCGCTACAAGCACGAGGATGACGCGTCGTTCTTCCAGACCCAGCGGCAGGGGTTCAGCGGCATCGACAAGGTCGTGGAGTGGGCGCGCACCGATCACGGTGGCAAGCAGTACCCGTTGTTTCCGCCTGTGCCGACTGGGGGATGCATGCGATGGGGCGTCTGCGATCTCCCGGTGTCTGAGACCGACATCTCCGCCTCGCTGCTCGTGGCGAATGACGCGCTGATCGAATCGTCCGCGCGCCCGGAGCGCGCCAACGAAGCCATGGCCATCCACCGCGACATCTTGGATGGGATGCTGCGCGCCCGCGGGCTGGCCACATGAGGCGTCCATGCTCGACCTGCCCGTGGCGCAAGGACGCGCCGCGCCGCCACTGGGACCCCACCCACTTCCTCGAGATCTGGGGCAACTGCCAGGACGACGGCACGCACATGATGGCATGTCACGCGTCGGCGAGTCGCAGAGAGTTCCTGCCCTGCCAGGGCTGGTTGCGGGTCCTCGGGTTCGAGGCGATCGGCGCACGGCTGGCGGTGATGCGCGGGCTCGCGACGGTCGCCGAGGTCAACGACCGCAAGGGGCCCGCGCTCTTTCGTTCCTTCGCGGCCATGCTGCGCGCGAACGGCATCCCCCTCCCACCTCGTAACCGGTTCCACCGATGAGCAAGTCCGCGCCACGAGCACGCATTCCAGCCCGGCTCGGGTCCGCGCGGCGACCGGCGAACCTCGAGCTGTTCTGCTGCGCCGGCGGCATGGCCCACGGGTTTCTGCGCGGTGGCATCGTCTTTGACCGCGCGATCGACTTCGCGCCCGACCACTGCGCGAGCTACACTAGGAACCTGGGGCACGCACCGCTCTGCGCGGACGCGCGGGTTCTGCTTGAGCATGCGCGCAACGGCAAGTTGAAGGGCTAGCATGTCGACCTCCTGGTGGCGGATCCGCCATGCACCCCGTGGTCGCGCGCGGGCAAACGGCTGGGCACCTCCGACCAGCGCGACATGCTGCAGGTCACCTGCGAGATCATCGCCGCGCTCAGGCCCCGGAGGTTCTTGATCGGGAACGTCCCCGGTCTGGACGACGACACGAACCTCCACATCGTGCAGCGCCACATCGGCGGGTTGGCGGCGCACGGCTACTGCGTGGCGGACTTCGCACGCTTGGACGCGGCCGACTACGGCGTCCCGCAACACCGCATCCGCCCGTGGTGGTTCGGCCATCGGGAAGGCCCTTGCATCCAGTGGCCGGTGCCGACGCATGCCGACCCGCGGAGCCTCGAGACCCTCACGCTGCCAGGGATCGAGCCCCTGAAGCCGTGGGTGACCTGCCGCGAGGCGCTGGGGCACCTCCACGGCGACGAGATCGGACGCGCGGTGCGGATGCGGGAGCGCCACGACAATGGCAAGCAAAAGGGGTCGGTGGCAGACCCCCCAGCGCGCGTGGTGGGAACGAGCAACCTCTCCGATGGCAACGTGATCGCGATGCCCATCACTCGGCACGATGTGCCCATCCACACCAGCGAGATGGACGCGCCTGCCCGCGCGATCACGACGCAGTGTCGAGCGCCCGGACACGCCACCACCATCGTGTTCAACGGAAAGCATGCCCCCGCGGATCTCGACGCACCCGCGCCCACGCTCGGCGCGAAGTATCGCGGACAAGGCGCGCAGGTGCTATTGCTCGCGGAGCCCACGAGCAAGCACCCCGCTGCGACCCCGGACGAACCGTCGCCGACGATCCGAGCCGGCGGGGGCGGACGTCCGCAGTCGTCCCGAGTGATGGTCGCGGACCGACCGGCGACGACGGTGCAAGCGCGCACCGATCGAAAGGGTGCTGGATCGCCCGTGCTCGAGTGGCCGTGGGACCGACCGGCGACGACGGTATATGACGATCCGCGTCTTGGGCCGGTCGGCCATCACGACCCCTCGTTCATGTCGCGACCCGACGCCATCATTCTCAGCGAGCGCGCCGCCGCGATCCTGCAGGGGTTCCCCGACGATGGATCGTGGGTGTTCTGCGGCAAGACGAAGAAAGCTCGGTGGTCGCAGATCGGGCAGGCGATGCCACCGCCTTTTGCCGAGGCCGTGGCGCGCTCGGTGGTGAAGCAAGACCTGGCGGCGCGCGCGGCCGTCGGTAAGAAGCGCCGGCGGTGATCGTCATGGTGTCCAACCAGACCGGCATCGAGGTCGGTCTCATGGCCGCGCGCTACCCCGGATGCATCGGTCACATGTACTCGCCGGGCGGTGAGCGCGGTCCTTGGCGCGAACTGCCGTACGCGCTGGACAATGACGCGTGGCCGGCCCACAAGAACAAGCGCCCTCGCGACGAGGCAGGCCACCAGCGCCATCGCGCCGTGGTGCGCCCGCTTCCCGGGGCGCGTGCACGTCGGACGCGTGAATGGCTGGCCGCGCCTGCGCGCGTCGTGGGCGTCCGGCGCCATCTCCGTGGACGGGACCGGGTGGTTCCACAAAGGTACGGGCGGCGCCTCGCAGGCCGCCGACCTGAGGAAGTTTCTGCGAGAGACCCAAGGAGCCTCATGATCGCAACGGTCGCCAAGCACTTCACGTTCGACGCAGCCCACTTTCTGGATCGGCTCCCGCCGGAGCACAAGTGCCACCGGATGCACGGGCACACGTATCGCGTCGAGATCCAGGTCACCGGAGAGGTGGACGAGAACGGGTTCGTGGTCGACTACGCCCTCATCGAGGAGGCGTGGCGAACGCTCATGGACCAGCTCGACCATCGCGTGCTGAACGACGTCGTGGGCCTGAGGAACCCGACAACCGAGAACCTGGCCGCATGGATCCTGGCGCGCCTGGGACTGCTCGCCACCCATGAGCGCCACCTGCGTGTCCGCGTGTACGAGTCGGCCACCACCTGGTGCGAGGTCTATGCCAGCGCGCTGGGAGAACTCGCGGACCCGACCGAACCCGCCGTGTTCACCGACCTCTAACCCGACTTGCCACTGTCAAGATGCCCTCCATCACCTGAGAGACCCTCCATGCACTGGCGTGAGTCATGGCGTGCGGATCCGGCGGCGCGCCGCATCGCGGATGCGCACTACAATCGGCAGAAGGTCGGGGCCGATCAGTTCGTCCCACCCGGCCGGTGCGTCGTGCTCGTCATCCCCGAGGTCGCGTTCTGGGTGACGTCGTGGCCGTTCCCCGAGTATGTGAAGCACGCGTGGCCGGGGGCGTGGATCTGCTCCGCGTTTCGCAACGAACGCCGCGACCTCTACCTCTCGAGTGACCTCGTCACGGAAGCACTCGCGGCCACGCGGCACCACTGGGACCCCCCCTTGCTGGGCATGATCACGTTCGTGGACCCCGCCAAGACGCACCATAAGCGCGACCCAGGTCGATGCTTCCGGCGCGCGGGCTTCCATGTGTCGGGCCGATGCCCGGGATGCGCCGGACGCCCGGCCACGACGGAGGGGGGCTTGGTCGCGCTCCACTGCGCCACCGAAGACATGCCGGCCGCTTTCCCACCGCTCGTGACCCAGCAGCAGTTCTTGTTTGCCAAGGAGACATGATGAGCGATCGTGAACGCGCGATGCGTGACGAGGAGATCCGGGTGGCCACGGCCGCTCGGTGCGCGGAGTACCTGCGGCGGCATGCCGCCAAGTTCGACGACGCGGTGGCCTTTGAGCGAAACGATCCCACGGGAACCCGCTACGCCTTCGTGAAACAGCGGACCGCCGAGGTGCTGGCGGAACGGATTGAGCACGGGGAGTGGCGTTCCACGTGGTTCCGCTCGTGGCCATCCGAGGAGGCCCTGAGTCCAGACCCGCTGACCGAGGACGAACTCCGCTGCCTGCGCAAGTTGGATGGTCCGCCGCCGCTCGAGACCGTGGTGATGTCGTCGCGCGTTCCCGCGCTCGCGATCCGGGCCGCGCGGGAGATCAATCTCCTCCGGGACCGGCTGGAGGAGTTCATGGGCGTGGCACGCGCAGCGGCCGAGGATGTTGAAGAGTACACCACGCCGCACGGGACACCGACCTGGGATGATCGACGCGTCGGGCACATGATGGCCAGAGACCGCGCCTTGGCGGGCTTCTTCCGCGCGGACCGACTGCAGCGCGACCGCGAGCGTGCCATCGCCGATCGCATCTATCGTCTGGGACAATCACGCCGCAACTTCTTCAACGGGGACCGGGACTACGCTCCGCTCGAGGAATTCTGGACGGCGGACGGCTTGCTCTGGATGACCAATGGCACCGCCGTTCCCTGCGAGGCCGCGGCGGCATGGTACCCGGACGAGCGCGCCTACAGCGAGTTCATCGACCTTGGAGGGTCCGACTGATGGACGAGATCGACTGGTTCTCGAGGATCTCCGACGGCAAGACCGTGCTCTGGATGGCTGGGGCGACGACGTTCCTCTGGCACGCCACGGCCGATGGCGTGGTCGCCGTGTGCTCCAGCGCCATTCGCGTCGACCGTCAGCGGGACCCCTATCCCAGCACCATCGACCGCTCGTGCGACACGATGACCTGCACCTCGTGCGCGGGCCTGGTCAAGCGTCTTCGCATGCGCCGGAGCGAGTCGTGACCACTGCGCGCGATCGAGCGTACCTGAAGGGGCAACTGGCCTCCGTGGGCATCCTGCTCGAGGACCGTCCGACCGATGTGGCGCGCCCCCAGGTTGTCAGGGACCCGATCACGACCGATGAGCGCGACGAGATGCGGCGGATCCTGATGTCCGCGGGAGCGCCGCCGCGCTCACTGGAATGGCTCGTCGCCAGCTGCCCAAGCATCGACGATGCCCGCACCTACCGAGCCCCTACCGGAGGACAATACTGATGCGGGAGACGCCAGATGGCCTCAGGGCGTACGTCGCTGCGATGGTGTGTCGCCTGCAACAAGAGGCGGCCGACCTCTATGCGGCGGCGTCCGAGGAACGGGATACGGGGGGCGCGCACGTCGACGCCTTGCAGCGTGCCGCTGCGAGGTGCCACGCCTCCGGTTCTCACTGGCTCGATGTGCTCGGCGATGACCAGTACATCGCCGAGTGGTGCGCCAACATCAACCACGCTCGCGACCGCGAGGATGAACACCGTGAGGCGGAGGCGCGCCAGCGCGCGGCGATGACACCGGAGGAGCGGGATCTCGAGGAGCGTGCCTCGCTGGGCGTGGGCGTGATGTTGCACGGCTTGTTCACGCGGGACGTGCAGTGATATGCCGTCGCGTGCACACCGAGAGATCGCGCTCGCCGCCGTGCTCACCCGCGTGCGCTGGTACGCGTCGCGTAGGTATGCGATTCCCGGCAAACTCGCCGAGGCGTTCAACGCGCTCGCAGACGAGTTGGGCGTTCCCAACGAGCCCCCGTGGACGCGCATCGAGCTCCGATGATGCTCCCGCACGGCCCGCTCTACGTGAGCCCGTTCCGAGGATGCCTTGACGTACGGTGGAACTAAATAGTAATTTAGTTCCACTATCCACCCGTTATTACGTGATTACAAGGAGTTACGAGATGTCTACGACCCCGACCGAACCGTTGCGCCCGCTTAGCGATGCCGAACTGCTCGCCACCGCTCAGTACCTGTTGGCCGCGTCATTGCGGGTGGGCGACCTCGTCGACTACAGCCCGCTGATCGGCGAGAGCCCGCGCCAGTTAGCGATCAGGATTGACGCGGGCCCGTACGGGCCATCCAGTCACGAGGGGCACTGGACAGTCAGGCTCCATGGAGTCGGGGACGTAAAGCTGCTGGCGGTGCGACTGAACCGACGTGTTGAGGAAGACATCATCGCCGATGCCCACTTGCAGTTGAGGGCTCATGGCGTTCCAGTGCACGAGTCGCTGGTGTCGCGGATCGAGTGGTTGGCGCGGCGCGACAACGACAACATAGATCTCGCTGATGCCCACAAAGCGCTCACCGAGGCGGGCGCTCCCACGTCCGACCGCGGTCTGGTGCTGACCGTAGGAGGGCGAATCCGCCTGATGGCATTGGAGCTCCAGCAGTTGCGGGCTGCGGCCGAACGCGCGGTGACGATCGCCGATGAAGCCTTCGGCATTGGGCCCGTCGAGCCCATCGATTCGACCCTCGGACGCCTGGAGCGTGGGATCTTCGACCAGCACAAGCGGATCGTCGAACTCGAGACCGACATCCTGCGGCAGCGGTTCGTGTCCACCACCCTTCCCGATAACGGCGGACAGTCCGGTAGCAGACAGCCCGGACCCCGCGCAACGCAGCAGGGGGCGGCCACGCCCGGTCAGGGAGCGACCGCACAAGGCGCTGTCCCGGCGGCCGGCAACGTCGCGTCGTTATCGGGAGTTTGTGTCGACATCGGTGCCGTGTATCCCGATGAACTGCTCCCGGTCGCGGTGCGGCTGCTGGCGGCGTCGCTGCGGGAAGGCGACATCGTCGACTATGGGCAGGCGATCGGAAAGCCTCCGACGCGGCTCGGTGTGCGCGTGGCGGCCGCTCCTGTGCAGATCAGTGGCGACTGGATGGTGCAGTTGGACGGCGTGCCCGGACTGGTTCCAGTCTTGGCCGTGACGCCAAGCCGGCGAGTGCCGTCGTTATCGGGAGACTATGTCGAAGCCAAGGGCGAGGGGATCGCCGCAGCGTTCCGGGAGTTCTTGTGCGCTCTCGGGGAGGGGATGAACCAGTTGCTCCCGCCGGGGCACGAGCGCACGCGCGCAGCGTTCCACCTGGAAGAGGCGGCCATGTGGGCTGCGCGCGCGATCACCAGCAACTGGCCAGGGAGCGCTCGATGACGGTCGTTATCATCAATCCCGGAACGGGCCCCGTTGCTGGCGCGTCGCCCGCTTGCGCTCGGGAGAATGTGGACGCGTTTGTCGCCGAGCTCGCGCTCTCCCCTCCTGCGGTGACGGTGACGGTCAGAGAGCAGAACGAGGGCGATGGTCGCTTCGAGTTCTTATTGCGGCGCGGTATTTGCGAGACCGAGGTCAGCATGCCAGGACTATCGCTCTCCCGGGTCCGCTATGTTCGCGGGGAGAGTGCCTGGAGTTTTCCTCGGCTGTACGTGGACGGCAACTCGTGGCTCTGGGAGTTCGCCATCGAGATCGCGCGGGACGCACTGCGAGATCACGATGGCGCGATCGAGCGTCACCGCGAGGAGTCACGGCAGCGCGCGATGGCGCTCACTGCGGCCACGCCGCGCTGCCCGTCATGTCAGACGGTGTTTGTCATCCGCGAGACCGACGAGGGGTGTTCGGTCGTGTGCCTCGCGTGCAACCCGAGCATCACTGAGAGTCGTCAGGATCTATTGGGCGCCACGTATGTCGACGACGGATGGCAATCGAGGCGGCATTACCTGGTACGAACGCGGGAGATGCCTCCAGAGGTGCCAGGTCATGACGATCCACTGCACCCAGACGCGCTCTGCGGAGCACGCCTTTTCAATGACTGCTGCCAGCGGGCGCGTGCTCACGCTGGGCGATGCGAGGGCCGCTGGCGAGTTCTGGAGCGTCGCTTAGTGGAACCGAAGGAGGGCTAACTATGTCGAGCGTCAGCGACGTCCTGCTACCACAGATGCGAGATGGCTGGGTCCGCCGCGCATCCGCGCGCGCATCGGCGCGTGGTTCGCGCCGCCGAGGAGTTTGCCGAGTTGATCACGATGCTGGTCGAGAACGACGCCGATCCGAAGGCCCGAGGAGTGCGCTGACGTCGACATCGTGCTGCGCGGCACGATGGTCACGGCTCGTGCTCCACGTGCTGCCGTGACCATCTCCGGTCACCTGCCAGGTACGCGCGCGGTTCTTGGCCATCTTCGCGTCGACGGTCGACGCACGCTCCACGCCGTGGGCCCTCGTCGCACGCCGCTCTCACCGAGAGCGATCGCTGCGTGGATGGCGTCATGGTTCCACGTCGCGGGAAACTGGGGCCAGGTGTCGCTGTGGGTCGACAAGATCATGGCTGAGACGCCATTCCGACAAGGAGAAAACTGATGAAGGAATGCAAGCACTCCATAACCAGAATCACTTGGGACGGCCCACCACTCACGCGCCATTGCATCGACTGCGAGGCGCTGGTTCCATGGGGCCCGAGCAACGACTCGCCGCCCGAGGTCCGCATGGAAATCCGCGCCGCGGAGATCCTCGAACCGGAGTTCGACGGCGAGATGTACTTCGTGCGGTGGGTGCCTCGCGGGATGCGGCCGGCCGAGAGATCTGCGTTTTCTGCGGCGTATCGAGCCGGTCTTGACCGGTCCAGTGACCGGTTCGCCGGAATCCTGGAGGGCGGCATGCCTCGCCACGGCCAGGCCGGCTGGCTCGCCTGGGAGATCAAGAGCGACGTCCGCGAGGACGACCACCGCCGTGAGTACGCGGCAGCAGCAGCGGTGCGTCACCTGGGCCTGACGCGGCAGCAGGTCGCTGAGCATCAGGCCGCGGCCGACCGGATCGAGGATGCCATCCGCTACGAAGCACAACGCGCCGCCGAGCCCGACTGCCGGGACGAGGATGATGAGCCGGCGGTCGCGCGCTCGCTCGCCGACCTCGCCGATGGCCCCGTCGGAGACCCCGAATGGCAGGCCAAGGTCTGGGAGCGCATCGGCCGCGGCACATGCGCCATCGACGGCTGCAACGAGCCGATCGCCGAGGATGCTCTGTGCGCGGGGCATCAGCCGGGTGCGGTGCAGGCTGCGATGGACGATATGTGCGCCGAAGACCCGGAGACGGTGGCCGCCGCGCAGCGCGTGATCGACAACCCGCAACCGTTCGACCTGCAGGCGGCATCGGCGTTCCTGTGCGACGGAATGCCAGGCATGCTCGACCATGAGGAGGCCCGCCGGGTGACACCACACCCCGACACAATCGCCGCACCGCTGAGGTCGTGGCCACCGAACACCGGGTGCGATCCGGAGGATGTGTCGTGAGCGCGCGAGCTTGGATACCTGGTCCGCCGCCCGGCCGCGGCCGGTACTGGGTGGTTTGGAACCTCCGCACCGGCACCCACGTCGAGCCCGTTGAAATCGGCCCCGCGTTTCTGCTTCGCGACAACCCGAACGCGAGATTGCTGATCAAGATGCTCAGCGGAAACGGCTACGAGTTCGCCGCGAATCGCGACGACATCACGCACCACATGCTGCTCGACCCACCGGAGGCGCCATGAGCACCAAGATCGACCTCGACGAACTCGAGCGCAAGGCGCGCGCGGCAGATGAATCAGATCGTTCGCTATCGGTAGTCGACGGTCGCGATATTTCGTGGTGGCACGACGAATCAGCGATCCTGACCCATGCCGGCGTGTCAACCGCCGACCGTTCTCACATCGCAGCCAACAGCCCGCCGGTGACGCTCGCGCTGATCGCGAGAATCCGAGATTTCGATGCGGTCAGCCCCCCGTCTCGTGGCGTGAAGATCCAACCTGAGCGACTGCTCCTCGTGCGCTACTTCGACAAGGAGTGCTGCGAGCGCCGTGTGGTTGCGTTGGCGTGTGGATATACCGTCGTCACAGGTACAGACGGCTTCCCTCGCGTGGGTGTCGAGATCGTGATCGATCCACGGGCCTCGGACCATCACCTTGCGTGCTCGCTGTCCACGACACAACTGCATCGGCTCGTGATCCCGCCCCGCGACCTCTTGGGCGTTCGTCCCTTCCGTCAAGGCGACGTTACTGACACCCCGGAGCCCGCAACCCCGGAGACCCCATGAAGCTCTCTATCAAGCCGCGATTCGGGTGCGTCTGCGTGCGTGGCGGACAGATCCTCGTGGTCCATGCCGAACACGCGGTGCCGACGTCGGGTTACGACGCCTCCGCGGACCAGATCACCTCCGAGGGTCCTCGCTTGGCCTCCAGCCAGCCCACGTTCCAGCGGCGCACGTTTGACGATCCTTGGGTGACCGCCAAGGTCGACGACCTGGCCATCGAGGTCATCTCCGTCAAGACCGAGGTCGTGCTGGGCTACGCCTACATCGGCGGCGGCGCCCTCAACCTGATCCGCTACGTGAGCGACCGGGACCGGGAGACCGCCCGGACCTGGTTCACCCCCGGCAAGGGGATCCGGTTCAATCCCATCTTCGACATCGAGGGCGAACAGTTCGTCCATGCGATGAGCGTCATCAAGCACGGCGATGCCCACCTCGCTGCCTGTCAGTTCCGGGTGACCGCCGACGAGTTGATCGAGCCCGCCCTGACCGCGATCGCCCATGCGTCCGCCCATGCGTCCCCAGACCCCGATCAACGATGGTCGACCCACATCCTCGCGAAGGTGATTTCGCCCAAGCAGGTCGGCACCATCCACCACCAACCCCTGCATCATGCCGGTCCCTTCGCGTGCCAGCCGTTTTTTCACGACCTGGTTCATACGAGCCCGCACCTCCAGGAGCACGCCTTTCTATCGACGACGGAGCCGTCGTGACAAGATCGCATCAACGCCCAGTTGATGAGATCTCCACCGACTCCCAAGTCCGCTCGTTCTGCCTGTGCGAGCTGGCGCGCACCCAGCGGAGGTTCTCCCTGATGGACCATGCCACCGGGGAGACCGAGGTAGTGGACACCGAGCACGAGGTCGCGGACCTGGCCAGGGCACGCTATGAGGGCGCCGTCTTCGTCCTGACGACCATGGAAAATCTCTACAATCCGGGAACGAGCGGAGGTCCGGTCTCCAATGCAGGCCACGACCTGGTCGTCATGGCCATCTGCCGACCGGCGGGTCTCGAGTTGACCGTGGTGGCGTACATCTTCGGTCCAGTGCACGGGCCCCATTGCGTCCCGTTCTCGCCCCAGGCGTGGCCGTGGGCCCGCAACTACCTGCGACGCCCCACGGGGAAACTCGTCGTCGCAGGCTGACCGACCCGGGCCCAAGGTCTTGCCAGTGGCAAGACCTTGACGAGATCGCGGGCGAACGTCATCTTGGTCCTAACAAGGAGATTCGAGATGTCGACCTTATGGAGGAACGAGATCGCCGACCTGCGGGCACATGCACGCGACGTGGTCATGGGGGACGTGACGGCGGCAGATGCCCCCATCCCCGGCACGCTGTCCGCTCGGACCGTGGCCCGGATCCTGTCCGGGATCGTCCACGTCGTGTCCGGCCGGTACGGGATGGACGCCGCCCAGCGCGCGTGCGCCGACCTCGTCCGGTGCGACCTCGCATGGAGCACGCGGTTCGGCCACCTGCCCGTCACCGACGGGGTCGTGCCCGAGCCCGTGTCGATCCTGGCGACGGCGTCCCGGGGCCTCCTGTGCATCGCCGGCGATCGCAGCGTGCGGGCCGCGATGGCGTTCTGGGCGAGCGAGTCCGACCCCTACGTCTGGCAGCGCGTCACGGCCGGCGCCTAGTTGAACTCGCCCGGCATTGCCTGCTACCGTCGCGGGACTTGGAAGGCGGCAGGATGTCGGACACCCTCAAGCACTACGTGGCGTTCCTGGCGATCCCCATCGGGGACACCGCCACCCTCCCGCACCACCTCTCGGTGCACGGCACGCCGGTGGCGCCGGACGTGGTCTGGCTCCAGTCGCTGCAGGCGTTCGAGTGGGTCGCCAGCGACATCGCCTCGGTGACGATCCGCAACCTCTCGAGCATCACCGGGGACTGCCTGGTCATGGTGGAAGCGTGGCATCCGATCGAGCGCTCGTTCGGCCTGGCGCCCGATGACGGCACGTTCAAGCAGCACCTGAACCCGCAGCCGTTCGTGCTGAGCCCCGTCGTCGTGCCGCCCCCGCCGCCCCCGATCGCGTTCCAGATGTTCGGGTACACCGTGCTCGGCACCGAGCCCGATCTGTCCGAGATCACGATCACGCTGCCGGCGCCGGCCGCGGACGTCAACTACGGCGTGGTGGCGACCTGCCAAGGGGTCGCCGCGATCGCGGGGCTGGATGTCCACACCAAGACGATCACCGACTTCGTCCTCAGCACCACCGGTGACCTGCAAGCCGGCGACGTCGTGATGTTCTTCGTCTCCCCGCTCACCTGAGGTCCCCATGAGCAAGCCCTTTGTCGTCAAGGTCCTCGTCGAGGACCGGATCGTGATGCGCACGACGGACAGCGGTTCTCAGGTCGTGCTCGACCAGGCCGCCGTCGACAGCACCATCGAGATCACCACGAACCTGTTCAGCAAGAACATCCGCATGTCCACCGAGCCGCTGCCCGGTGGGAACGAGGTCAAGATCGGCGGCGGGAACATCTTCCTGACGACGGGCAACGGCAACGTCTCCTGCGTCGCGGCGCAGATCATCGAGAACGGCCAGCAGGTCCGGCAGACGATGCTGACCGTGACCAACACCGGCACGCTCGATCCTGCCGACCCGGTCTACAACGAGCTCAACGAGACCGACATCGGCGGGCTGCAGGAGATCAACCGCATCCAGATCGCCCCCGACGCCGCGGGCACGTCGATCCACTCGATCGTCCTCCACGTGGGCGATCCGAACATCGACGGTCGGCCGCTCTGGATCCAGAACATCGGCACCAACGTCCTGCAGACGCTGACCCTGGTGAATCAGAGCGGGCTGGGAACGGTCGGCGGGAAGTTCAACGGGCCCGGGGACTACGTGATCCCGGCCGGGGGCGGAGTGGCGATCGTCTTCGCAGCTCCGCCGGGCCTCAACGCTTGGCTCGTTCAGGGGATCTGACCCCTCATCTTGGGCTACCATCACGGGCATGAATGCTACGTCCGTGATCGTGATCGTGTGTGCTCTTGCGATCGCCCGCTACGTCATCGCGTCATGCTGGGCACGCTGGACATCATCGTTTCAGGTCGTGGGGGGCGGGCGCACCGACCCGGTGGATCCCGCGGGGCACCGGCACCGCGCCCGTCGTCACGCTCTGTACGTGATCTGGCGGAACTCGTTGTTGAACCGGACCGTGGATCGCCTCGTGCGAACAGGCGACCGAGTGAAGCAACTCGAGGCGCGGATCAACTTTGTGGAGCATTTCTTGGCGAGCCCGTCGATGCGACGAAGCCGGACCGATTTCGAGCGGTATGTCATCGACCAACAGGGCTGGGGGTCGTCACTGGGACCGGGACCAGAGTTTCTCGATGAGTTCGAGGAGTTCGAGGTGGGACCCGAGATCTCCGGCGAGCACCACAACCGCCGCAAATATCGAGACCTCGAAGACCTACAGAGGGTCGCATAGGAGGCGCTCGATTCCTCCCCGGACTTCGCTCCGTAGGGGCTCGGAGAGGAACCGCTGGGCCAGCGCGCGAGCGCGAGCGCCATCGCCGGCGGTGATCGCGGCGGGGTCCCGGCTCACATCATCCCGCCGCCGATCGGCTTGACGGTGCCCCATCCCAACTCGGCCTTCGCGACCAAGAAGGCGTCGCGCGCCAGGCCGGCCTTCGCGACCAAGAAGGCGTCGCGCGACGGGGTGCCGGGCGCGGCCGGCGCCGCCGGCGCGGCCGGCTCCTCGAGCGCGGCGATCGCCCCGGTGAAGGCGCAGCGCAACAGGTCGGTCTTGAGCGGGGTCATGTCCGCCTTCAGGGCGACGTCGACCATGCCGGAGCCGCTGATCAGGTGGCGGAGCTCGGACGAGGCCAGCGCGGTCGCGTCGGCGAGCGTGTCCGGCGGGAGGTTGGCGGCCTCGCAGTCGAGGAACGCCCCCACGCCGGAGGCCACGCGCTGGCGAGCCCCGCACGCCGCCATCCCGGGGAGGCCGACCCCCACCATGAGGCCGATCACGAGCGTGATCACGGATCCGACCGCCACCGCGCGAAGCGGCGGGGTGCGCAGCGTCGAGCGTCCGATCGTTCCCGGGTATGCCTCCGTGCCGACGTCGCGCGCGGCGGCCTGCGCCACCGGTGGGGCCGTCACTGTGTTCGGATCGATCAGCTTGAACGCCGCCAGGATGCCCGTGATCACCACGCCGGCCCAGGGCGCGCCCTGGAAGTGGGCTTGAATCGCGGTGATGCCGATCCCGACCGTCGCGGTCAGGACCGCCAGCGCCCGGCCCTGGGCGATCCAGTGCGTGGACTCGTTGCGGCGCAGGACGTCGCGCAGGACCGAGAAGACGACCGCCATGGCGCCCCAGGTCCAGCCGTAGACCGCCACCAGGTTCCAGAGCGCGTCGAGGCTCACGGTCGCGGTGGCGACGGGATCGGGCACCGGCTCGGCCGCGTGCGCAAGCTGAGGAGAGAGGAGCACGACGAACGCGACGAGCGCGAACCCGAGCGAGCCGTATCGGAGACGAACGAGCGATGCCATGTGACCGTCTTCTTTCTGCTGTGGGAAAAATCCCGGACCCTATGTCCGATGGAAGATGCGCGTCCCCGTCGACGCCGTGGTTGCGCCGGCGTTCATCCCGACGAGGTCGTATTCGTTGCCGATGGGAGCTGCGGTGAAGAAATCCGTCCAGCCCCTCGGGGGGAGGATGCCGGACTGGATGTCGTTGACGCCGATATCCGACCCGGTGATCAGGACCGGGAACACCGTCCACGTGCCGGGGAATGCCTCCGTCACCCCGGCGGCGTTGGCGAACGTGATCACGGTCGGGCTGACGAAGCTCGCCACGAGGAACGTCCCATCGTTCGCGGGCGTGGTCGACCCTTCGATCGTGATCTGCTTGCCCACCATGGCGGCGGTGAAGGTGCCGGCGGCGTCGGTCAACGTGACGATCCCCGCCGCGAAGGCGAACGAATCCCCCGTCCCGGTCACGACCAGATCGGTGACCTGCACGAACGCGCCATCGTCGGCCTTGACGCCACCGCCGCCGTTGCCGCTCCCCGTGACCGCCAGGAGGCTCAGGTAGTTGGGGCCGCGCTCGGCGAAGATGCCGTGGCCGTTGGCCGTGGGCGCGTTGTCGATCTGCACCGTGTTGAACGTCCACCGGCCCCCCGTGCAGTAGACCCCCGCGCTGATCCCGGCCGTCGTCACGGTGCCGTCCACCAGGACGTTGATGAACCCCCACGTCGGCGTCTGCTCGATCACCCCGTTGAAGATCGGGTTCTGGAGCGGCGCGCAGCCCAAGAACACGCACTGCCGAAAGATCTGCGTCGTCCCTAGGAGGTTCCACGACGTCACCCCCGTGAACAGCGATCGCGTGGGGTTCAGCGACGAGTCGAGCGCCTGCGCCCGGGAGCGGACCGTGGACGCGAACAGGCTCACCTGGATCGGCACCCCGCCGCTCAGGAACCCGTCGACATCGCAGATCTCGAGCGTGGGCTGGATGCAGTTCGAGATGTTCAGCGCCGGGCTCCCCGGCGTCGTCGACTCGACCCGGATCCCCTGCAGCGAGAGCGAGGACACGTTCATGAACCGGATGGCGCCCCCGTCCACCGACGTGCCGGCGGGCGCGCGGAACGTCGCCGATGGCTCCACGATCTGGATGATCGTCTGCGCGTCCAGCGCCCCGAACTGCGCCACCGTGTTGCAGAGGAGCAACTCGCCCGGCGAGGCGCCGTAGATCGTCGCCGGCGACGCCTGAAACAGGGGCCCCGCCGAGCGGATCACCTGCTTGCCGATGAGCGCCGGCCCCCACGTCAGCCCGAAGCCCGGCGCCACCGTGAGCGACATCAGTCCCGGACCCACCGCCGCGGTCACCGGGGTCATCGCGGGTGTGATCACCGCGTCCAGCGCGGGGATCGCCGGCGTCAACTTCGGCGTCGCGCGGATCCGCAGCTCGGGCTGGCGCGCCCACGGCCGGTCCGCGATCCCCAGGAGCGGCTCCTGGATGCCCGCGAACTGCATCAACTGCACCACGTAGTTGAGCGGGAACGTCTCGACGCCCAGGTCCGTGACGTCGACGATGAACTCCGCCCCCGGCGGCGCCAGCGAGGGCACGTCCAGGATCGCACGCTGGAACGTCCGGTACGGCGTTACCAGCGTCCCGTTGCCCGTGGTGTCCGACCCGGTCGTGCGCGCAAAGATCGTCGTCAGGCTGGGCGTGAACGGGATCCCCCCGGTCGTCGCCTGCCACTGCACCGCGAACGGCTGCGGGTTCAGGTGTTGGCTGAACGTGCCATCGTCCGGCGCCAGCCCGAACAGCCGCTCGATGGGGTGCCACGCCTCGAGCAGCGCGCGGCAGTTCCCGGTGGGGTTCTGGACGTTACGGATCTGGATCCCCGTCGCGTCGCTCGCCACGAACTGAAAGTCGCGCGGCAGGTCGAGCTCGACGTGGTCCGGCGCCACCGGGTGACCGTTCATCGTCAGGTGATGCGGGAGGGTCTGCGTCCCCCCCACGGGGATCGCCGTGAAGTTCACGTACGTCTTGATGGTATCCGACATGGTATCGCTCCTTGGGGCCCGCGGCGCTTCCGGGCGGGCGCGTTAGGACCGTGAGCGAGACCTTGGACGCGCGCGCGCTCCGCGCAATCGCTCCGCCTCTCGCTCCGCCTCGGCCTCTCGTCGTTCGTCGGTCATCACCAGCACCATGCCATCCTCGGGGACCGGGACCTCGCGCGCCTGCCGGATCGCATCCCGCAAGCGCTTCAGCGCTTCCTCCAGGACCTGGCCGACCTGGCGTGACAGATCGGTCAGATCCGGAAGCTCCATGCCGTTCTCCATGAGAGCGACGACGTCCTCCGCCTCGGGGTTCAAGAGGTCATAGTCACCCGGCATCGAGCCCCCGTCGCCATCGTGATAAGCCGCCTCCGCCAGCGCGGCGCCGGTGGCCCCGAGTTGCTCGAGCACGCGCTGCTGTCGTGCCAGCGTCGCCCGCCATTGCGCCCCCAACACCTCCAGATCCGCCGCCGCGGCCTCCATGATCTTCACCGCGTCGTCGCGGAACTCCACCAGCGCGTCAGGGCGAAACGGCATGGCCCATTGTACCTGAACTGCGGCAGCCCCTATTCGAGATCCGGGCCCAGGTCGACCTTCGGGAGCCCGTGCTCGTGCACCCGCACCCGATCGCCGACCCGGACCATACAGGGACAGTCCATGCGGAGGTCGTTGACCACGAGGTCGCACCGGGGGGGCACCCGCAAGACCATCCCCCCCGCCTCCACCGTGACCTCGGCGTCCGGCGCGGTGACGCCGTAGTCGTAGACCTGCCCGACGCGTGCCAGCATCAAACCCCCGAGTCGCTGACGCCGCGCTTGAAGATCATCTTCCAGATCGCGGCCGACAGCGGGATGCTGACCGTTGCCAAGATCTGGAGCCACTTCTGGAGCTCGGCGCGCTTGAGCGTGTCCACCCCCGCCCGGAGTTGGGTCAGGACGGCGTCTTGCCACTGGCCAGAGGGGTCGAACGGAGGGAGCGTGGGGGTCGCCAGCGTGTTCGGATCGGGCGGGTCCTCGCCCAAGGACCCCAGCGGGGGCATCCGGCGATGGATGCGCCGGCCGGGCGGACGGCTCACGATCCCGCCCATGGACGTGTACCAAGAGGGTCCATGGGCGGTATCGCCTGCGAGTTGGCGGACGACGCGGGGGCGGCGGTGGTAGGACATGAGGGCTCCTAGTTCGAGAACACGCCCAGGTTCTGGGACCCGATCGCGTCGTCGATCTCGAGGTCCGAGAGGTCGTCGTCCTTCGAAGCGCTGGGGGCAGGCTTTGGCATCTTGCCGACCTTGGATGAGGGCGGGGCGGAGTACCGGCCGGCGTCGTACGAGTCGTTGTACGTGAACTCGTTGGGGTCGATCTCGACCGGCTCGAGGTCGGCATGCTCGGCGATCTGCTGGGCCTCCTCGTGCGCTGCGGCGATCTCCGGGGTCGCGTCGCCGACCATCCAGCCGATCTTGGGGAAGTAGAGTTGCAGGATGGACTGAAGCGCGGCGATGGCAGACCCCACGACGATGGGGGTGTGGTACTTGGCCACGCCCTTCAGGCGATGCGCCAGGAACCACGCCGCCAGGAATGCGCCGATGGACACGCCCACGCCGACGTGCTTTCCCAGCGACGGCTTGCGCTTGGCGATCTGGGTGGCCGCGATGTAGGTCGCGAACCGCGTGGTTGCGAACCCGACGAACCCCGGCACGACGAACTCCATGAGGTCGGTGAACAGCGGCGGGTTCGGTCGGGTCTCCGATCCGTTGTACCTGCGATGCAGCCGCGAACGTGCCATGGGGTCCTCTGGGCGCTCCGCCCACCCAAGTAGGCCACAACTGGCCGCGCCGAACAAGGCCGAGCCTAGCCGTCCCGCTCGACCACGTCAGCGAGCGACCGGAGCACCCGGCACAGTTGCGCGCGCGCTGCCTCCGACGAGCAGTGCGGTCCTACATGGGCGGGGTCGACACGGGCCTCGCCAAACCACTTGCCGTCGCACGTATGGTCAGCGCGCCTTATTTACGGGGAGGGTCGCACACGTACACGAGGTCCTCGCCATCACGAGCCCTGCGAGGTGGCCTTGGCGCGTGCCCGACGGGGAGATCGGACAGGCTCGGGCGCCGGCTCTGGTGCTGGCTGGCTTGCGTCTGTCGAGCCGAGCCCGCGGGGGCTATTGGGGTGGAGGCCCTCAAACCAGCACGGCACGCACAGGTACCACGGCTTGCCATCGGGGCCCGGCTTCATCTCCAGGAGGATCATGGCCTGGCACCGGGCCGGAGACCTCTTGCAGGTCTCACATCGGGGATCGTCGCGGGGATCGTCGGGATCGTCGATGACAAGGATGATTTCGGGCTGGGTGACGCCTGGCATCCCACCGGTCTTACGTCACTACTCTGACATCAGGGTCGATGATCACGCCGTCCCGGAGCATGCGGCGGATGCACCAGTCGCAGATCCCATCCACGGGACGGCTCGGGTACTGGTCGATGTACCAGAACTCCTTCTGATCGAACTCGCTCTGGTATCCGCAGTGGATCACCCACCGGCCGTCGGCTAATTGCCTGCTCCATGCGCACAGATCGTGACCCTGGATCGTCATCGAGTGCGGATCGGTGTCCAGCGCGTCGTAGACCTGTCCGCAGGTGTGGCACCAAACCGTACTCTGGGCCTGCAGGTCGACTTGCGCGTGGCGTCCGACGATCCACCACATCCGGGTCCACGCATTCCAGTCAGCAGAGATCACGACGAGGCCGGGGCGGGAGCCGACAGGAGCGTGGTCTTCAGATCTCCCTCGGTGAACCAGTGCCTGAACAGTTCCTGTTCATCGGGCGACACCAGATCGGACGCAAGGAGCATCGCGATGTCCTCCACGTTCTCGATCCAGAACGTCGGCGCCGGGGGCGCTCGAAAGGTGACGTTCGCCATGAAGTACACCCGCTCATCGCCGGTTCGCGCATAGAGCACGCTCGCCTTCGCGACCGGGCGACCCGCGTGGGCCGCCATGACTGCATCGCACGTGGCGCAGCGGCAGGTCCAGACGGCGGGGGTCACATGGAGCGCGTCCTCGAAGAGGCAGCGCAGTGAATCCACCGAGGCCATGAAAATCTTCTTGCCCGTGAGCATCTCACATCTCCTGTCAGTGTTGGGGGTAGGTCACACACGTGACGCGTGCATCCCAGCACGCGCGGCACTTACCGCATCGGTTGTCGCGGACCTCGACGGCCCGGCACTCCACCGCGCCCTCCCGGTCGACCAGCCTCACCCCGCTGGCGCTGAACGGGACGGTCGCAACCGCCGAGGTCGGCAGGTGCGCCAGCTCGTCCGGAATGACCGGCTCTGCGTCCACCATGTGGGCCGACAGCCGCACCACCAGGTTGCTGGGTAGCTTGCCAGTGGCAAGGAACTCCTGGACGATGCCGTACTCCCGCGTGGGGAGCCAGTGCTGGACGGTCGGCGTCTGCTGGGCGACCTGGGCGATCCTCCGCAGGTGCCAGAGCCCTTGCAGGTCGCCGCTGTCATGCCAGCGGAAGTAGTCATGCGGCGGCTTGCAGCGGTGCGCGATCATGAAGACCATCGCCTCCACCCAGCGCGGGTGGTGGATCCCGTCCCAGCGCCGCGCGTGGCCCTGCAGGAGCGGTTTCCATGAGTGGTACCAGTCGGTCATCGCATAGCAGCCAGAGCAGACCGATCCGGGGACCTTCCGCAACTGGCTGCCCGTGATGCACATCTTCGCGCTGATGCCGTACGAGTAGCCGGGCATCTTCGAGGGGTGCCCCAGGGTTCCGGCGATGGCCTCGGCCTCCCGGAGGGTCAGCGCGATCGGGAGATGCAGGCGGCGCTGACCCATAAGAGTTACGCGGTGAATTCAGCGGTCTGATACCAGATCGATTCTCCATCGCTGGTCACTTGGACCGCCTGAAAGGGCGTGGAGAGCGTGATGGGGCCATCGGGGGTCGTGTCTCCCGCGGTCGGCGCCACGGTGACGGTCGTCTCCGCGCTGTCGTTCGTCTTGAACATGATGGTTTCGCCGCGATGGTTGGCCGCCGGCGGGAGCGTGATCGTGAAGTCCACGCCGACCGAGAGGTCGACCAGCACCAGCACTGACGTGTCGGTCAGCACGGTGTTGGTGCTGACCAACGTCGATGCGGACGGAAATGGAAAGAACCTCGTCTTGGTGATGTTGGATGGCGTGATCGTTCCGGAAAACCCGGGCTGGTCCTCGGACGCCAGGATCGTGCCGGCGCTCAGGATGGACAGGGTCAGATTCGAGCCGACGACGCCGGAGACGGTGTTTGAGTCCAGCACCGATCCGGTGGCGATCGCCACCACGATCCCGGAGCCCAACACCGCCAGGTTGATCGCCGGTGTGGTGCCAGCGTCGATGGTGGCGCCGTTCGCAAGCGAGATCGTGGGCGCCGTGATGACCGCGCTGGTCACGCGAAAGAATGGCCCTGCTCCCGCCGTGACCACGCGAGCGCTGTGGTCCAGCGTGAACGTGTCGGACACGGTCCCGCTGACATCGAAGTCCGAGACTGGCGGCGTCGTACCGGTGAACGTGACCTGGACGCGCTCGGTCAGTTGCCGCAGGCGGGTGAACGTGACGCCTTCGACGACCTGGACCTGAGGAGCGTCGATCCCCGCGCTCCCCGACCAGATCACGTTCGTCATGTCGTAGGCCCCCGCCGGCACCACGATGGGGCTGATGATCGAATCGTCGAACTCGAGCACCCGGAAGCCCTGCAGGAGCGCCAGCTTGGTCATCGCATCGGCCCAGGTCGTGACCACGTTCTGCGCGGCCACGCCGCCGGGACGGAGCACGATCACGGGCGAGGCGCCGCTCGAGATGGCGGCGGACCCCCCGCCGGTCACGAACGGCTGCGGGTTCAGGTGCTGGCTGAACGTCCCATCATCGGGGTTCAGGCCGAACGAGCGCTCGATCGGATGCCACGCCTCGACGAGGACCAGGCAGTCCCCGGTGGCGCTCGAGACGTTGCGCACCGAGATGTTGACGGTGTCGGCGACGACGAACTCGAACTCCCCGGGCAGGTCGACATGATCGGGCTTGACCGGGTGGTTGTTGATGATGAGGTGGTGCGGAAGTTGCGCGACGGCACCCAGGGGCACCGCCACGAACTCGATGATTTGCTTCAGGGTGTCGCTCATGACCCGTGAGTCTAGAGCAGAAGGGGAGGCGTTGGCCGAGTTTTCGGTCACCCGACGGAGCCGGCGCGCCTGACGGCGCTGTCGCCTCCGAAGTCCCGCCTTGCCGGGACCGGCGGTCCACCACTCCTGCGCCGCGGGAGACATCCCAATGCGGCTCTTGCGATTCGCCCACCATGCCAGGGGGCCGCTCACCCCAGGCCCCTCATCGGCATGATGAGGAAGCGCACGCCGTTGCGGTTTCTGAGCAGCATGGCCCCGATCTTCATGCCATCGGCGTCCGTGGGACTCCACGACAGCACTTGGATGCCGGGATTCCCAGGAGAGTTGGCCGCGTCGACCTCAGCGATGTCCGCCAGGAAGTTCGGATTCAGACAGTACCCGTCCGGGGAGGACACCGTCTGGATCTTCGGCATGGCGCCTTCGATCGGCGGATACGTATCCGGATCGCGTCGGGGAGCCAAAAGGTTGAGCCCCGGGCTGATCTCGATCCGCACATGGGTGTCGCCGTTTGGCTCGAGCGTGATGACCGTGCCCGGAATCGCACGCTGCGCGGCCACGCATGCAAGCAGGTGGGTGCGATCGACACCGAAGGCGAAGCCGTGCGTCTTGCACGGCACGCGCACCATGCGGTGTCCGTCCGTCGCGACGTACTCATCGTTCCGGAACAACACCATGTGGATGGTCGGACGGTCGCTCTCCTTGTAGGCCCACTTCGCGACGGCACCGAGCTCGAGGCTGGGAACGCAGATCACCTTGCGCTGCTGCATGGACATCTCCTCATGTCACTTCGGCGGGGAGGCGATAGGTGCCGGGGGCACCGGGAATGATGAGCCCGGCGAGGCTTTTCAGCGCGCACACGGTCGTGTGCAACTGGAGCCGATGCGTGTAGTCCACTTGCCATACCGCGGGATGCACCAGCAACTCCCGGCAGAACAGACAGTACACGTCCACCCGTTCCGGCGTGCCTTGGATCCGATGGGTTCGTGGGTTGCCGTCGTAGAACAACCACGTGTTCGTCGCGAACGCGCGCATGCGCTTGTACCCGCGGTAGCGAAGTCGGTAGTCCTGAAGCGCCAGTTCAATGAGCCGCTCGATGTCCTTCGTCACCCTGGGGTCGCGCTGGAACGTCTCGAGCGCCTGCGCGGCACGAGGACGAGCATGGAGGACGGCCTCCTGACGTGTGGCCGCCCCCTTCATTCGGCGGGTCCTACGACCGGGAATGCGGCGTGCTGCGCGCCGTCGAGGTAGGGCAGTTCGATCACGCCGCCGGGCTTGCTCGTCGATTGGAGCCCGTGGTTTACAGATGGACGAACCACGCCGTCCGGGCCGGGCGAATTCTCGCGGGATGGTCCGCGTGCTTGCTTGAGGAAGAACGGCACTCCCGCGCTCGCACACTGGTCCCGCAGCGAGCGCAGCCACGCGACGTCACACGGCCTCGCTCCGGGGCCGCTCTCGCAGCCAGCGATGACCCAGTCGACCCGCGGACCGCGGCCAGCGAGCGGACGAAAGACGCCGTGATCACCGGTGAGAGCGTCGAGCTCGAACTCGCGATTGTGCTGGACGTGCCGCAGGTCGATCTCGCCCAGCAGCGGCTCGCAGCTCAGGAAGTGCACTGCGGCTGGCGTCGCCAGCAAGTCCGGGATGCGCTTGTCGGCGGCGTCCTGGTCCTCGACGGAGACGCCGAGGTGGACGTTGGACAGTGGCCATGCATGGTCACGACGCTTCGAGATCCCGTCCACACCTGTCATGGTGGCAAGCGCGGCATTCTCGATGACCGCGCGCGGTCGCAGCGGAATCGGTGTCCGCTCGAGTAGCGCGCGCCCCACGGGATCCACCCACGCGAACCACTCGCGCATCCTCGCGCGCTTCGTCAAGATCTGGAACGTGTGCTGTGGGCACGCAGCCATCACGCCGAACACCGCAGCGATCTGCTCGTTGGTGAGCGACTCATGGAACAGGTCGGACATCGAGTTGACGAAGATCCGGCGCGGCTTGCGCCAACTCAGCGGCGCGGCAAGCGTCTTGGGATCGAGATCCACACGTCCCGTCCACGCCGCTTCACCGCGTGCCGTCATCCGAACAAGGCCGTCGTACTTGCTCGGCTTGCCTTTCGCCATGCGCACGATTCGCGCGGCCTGGTGCTTGGCGTAGCAGTTGGCGCACCCCGGGCTCACCTGAGAGCAGCCACGCACCGGGTTCCACGTCTCATCGGTCCAACTGATCGCCGTCATTTAGCGCGGCCTCGACTTGTTGAAACGCGCAATGCGCGCCACGTGAGCCCGCTCTGCGGCCTCAGACCTCATACGGAGGCTCGCGACATCGACCATCGACGCCGTGATGCTGAGATCGGCGAGGATCCGTCGGGCAGCGAGGGCGGCATAGGAAGCGAGGGGCACGCCCAGTTGCTGCGCACGTTCCTGCAGGTCTGCGAACAGTTCCTTGCTGTACGAGATCGTCCGTCGGGTCTGTCTACGCGCCATGGGTACTCCCGGTATGAGCCTTGAACGTGTACGCCCACACGTAGGGGTTGCGATCCCACGGCGATGGGCCATTGCGGAGGTTCCAGTCCACCCCTGCATGGCGCCGGTTGAACGCGTTCCCGAAGGCGGCACGCGCCGAGCCGTGGCACTGATCCGACCTCGACGAGGGAGCCTCCGACCAGCCAGGCTGTGGCGTGCCATAGACCGTCCGGCCGTAGTCGGTGAAGATCATCCCCTCCGCGGTGGCGTCGGCCTCGGTGATGTCATGCAGGCGCTGGAGGCGCACCTCCAGGATCTCCAGGGTGAGTCGGGACGCCCAGCGCGGCATGTGCCGCGGCGAGCTCCATCGCGCGTTCGCGGACCCCGATGGCCAGGGGTCCGGTGTCCGCACCCACTCGTCCGCCACGGCTCCACGACATGGACGCGCTCCACTATCAGGATTCGAGAGACCATCAAGACATCCGTATGGAAAGTCTGCCATCATCTCCCCCAGGTCGACCAGTTGGTGAGGTGCGAGAACGCGCGGTCAAACTGTCGGACGCGCGGACCGAAGTACATGAGCGCAGGCTCAAACCGGCAGGTCTGCACATCCGGGTCGGTCTTGGTCCGTCGCCGATACGCTGTCTCCAAGATGGCCAGCCCCGCACGCTCGGTCTCCGGGTCACGGAGGTAGAGATCCGCCGCGCACAGGAGCGTGGGGTTCAGGCGCGCTTCTGGGCGCGGGTCGATGAACGCCAGCCGACGGAGCCCCAGGATCCGAGGGTTCCTCTTCGGCGTCAGGCACACGCCCCGCCACCACGCCGCGCTCGTCACGAACATAGTCAGGCGCACCAACTCACAGACATTGCCACAGCCCATCTCGGCGATCGCCTTACGCGCCCACTCGGTGCCCTGCGAGTAGGGCGGATTCTCGAACACGGTCCGCGGAGATCGGGGATTGGCGCTCCGCCACGGAAGCACGAGCCCCCCGCGCATGTAGGAGAGCCGCGCTCGGATGACGGAGCGCTTGTTGGAACAGGGGTCCACCCCGACGGGGCCGTGAAAGAACTCCCACAGCGCGTCGGCAATCTCCGGAGGCGAGCACCACTGGTCGGAGATACTCATCGGCGCTCCATCTTGCCACTGGCAAGGCGCCGGAAGGAGATGCCGACCAGTCCGGCCAGCGCTTGCTGATGGGCGGCCAGGTCCTCGTTCAGGCGGGCGATCTGGCCTTGGAGCTCGGCGGCACGTGCCTCCAGTTCTGCGATGCGCTGCTCAAGCGGCGCGCGCTGCGCCGCGATCTGGTTACGCAGATCGCGGATGGTCTGGTGTGCGTTCGCCAGGTGGTCTCGGTTCATCTCGGATCTCGGTATGCGCTCGGTGGGGCACCATGGCCCACTGCCCGGCAGGAGAATTCCTGAAGGAGCGATGCCCACCGAGCGCGCTTCGATCTGTACCCGAGATCTGCTCTGCTGTCCAGCGAAGAGATCCCGGTCCGTATCAGCTGGGCACAAACGCCACGCGTTGCCACCGAAAGTGTGGGTGCATGTACCGGACGATGAGGGGTGTCCACGACTCGGTCGTCGTGAGCGGGTCTCCTGGGCGGGTGTAGTCCTTGTGGACCAGGCGAACCCGGGCCTCACCTGAAGGAGCGTGAGGCTCTCTCTCTCTCTCCTCCGTGGTAGGAGAGCGTCTGTCCGACGTTGAGGAAGAGTCCGCTCCGACTGTCAATGATTTTCATATGTCGTATCGTCCACGATCAACAACGTCGGCATGGCCGTTTTTAGTCGAGCTCCAGCAAGCTGAAACGCTGCACCGCTCCATCGCGGTCGTCGCCTGACGTCTGCCTCGAGTCGACGGCGACGGTCCGCAGCGCGAGGAGCTCCGCGCGAAGGCGGATCACCTCCTCGCGAGCGGTGGCGGCGGCCTCCGCGTGAAGGCGTGCCTCCTCGCGAGCCGCGGCGGCCGCCTCCGCGTGAAGGCGTGCCTCCCGTTCCCAGGCTTCGCGTCGACGCTCCAGACCTTGGAACTCCATCGCTGCGTGGCGCGCCTCCCCGCGCAGCGTGGCGACCTCTCGCTGGAACGCTTCGTGCTCTGCGAGGACTCGCGTGCACCGCGCCTCGACCTCCCAGCGGAGCGTGCGACGACCGGCGATCGCGCAGGACCGGTGCAGGACCTCGGTCTCCGCGATGCACAAGGCATCGAGCGTCCGGATGGGTTCTCGGCAAGCTGCGCAGGTGGGGGGCATGACGTCGACCGGAAAAAAGGTCCGGCATCCCCGCCGCACAATCGCCGTTCGCGAAGACGGGGATGCCGGTAGCCGCCAGCATCGACAGCTAGGGCAAGCGTGCCATGTCCGCCATGCGGATGTCACGCCAGTCCAGCGTCTTGCGCGCGCGGTCGATCTCCGCGGGGAGGTCGCACCCCACCAGGTAGCGCGCGCTCATGGTGACCTGGGCATGCTGGGTGTACTCGGCCAGCCGCTGGAAGTCCTCCAAGGCCACGCGCTTTGCCACCCACGCTGCGATCAGCGATCCGACCGCGTCCCGGTAGGTCCCATCGTGCGACGCGTCCCAGCGCCCGCCAGCCATCACCCGGAGCACGTCTCCCGCCGTGTAGGGTGGCACGAGCGTCAACGCGGGACGCATGCCAGTTTCATGCCCTCCCCCCCTCCCCCTCTCCGGAGAAAGATCCAAGATCCGGGATCCGGGATCCGGGATCCTGTTGGTATCCGATACGGTATCGGATACGGTTTCAGAGTTCTTGTTTTCTTTCATTTGACGCAAAGAGCCGGAGTTGTCCACAGCCATCGGGATCTCCTGTGGAGGGGATCGGTCGGAAGGCTTGGAGGAAACCATATCGGTACCGACCGGAGACCCAAAGAGAGAGGGCTGGACCGAGGTGCTGGTGTCGGATAGGTCGGTGAGTCGGCGGATCCCCCGCTTGCGGGGAGCCGGGATCTGGATCGTCCCGAACGTGGTTCGCCACGCGTTGACATGGTCGGGCGTGAGCGGTGTTCCTCGCCGCTCCGCTCCCGTGTCGAGGATCCACTGCAGCGTGCGAACATGCGCATCCCGAACGGGGCACGCAGGCACGGTCTTGAACCGCGTCCACCAACCCAGGATGACCTTGCCATTGGACGGAAACTCGCCCGCATCCGGCAGGTGACACAGCCGTAAGACGCGGCTCCGAGCGTCGAACTCCACCGTCTCGCGCTCGAGCAACTGGTCGAGCGCCAAGCGGACGTCGTCGGCGCTCATGTGCGCTGCGTCGGCCATCATGGGGATCCCACCCTGCCAGAGGCCAGGCACGTGGCGCTTCGCCTCCGCCGACGTGAACAGCGCCAGCCACAGCACGCGGGCGCATGTACCCAGCTCGGTCCACGGCTCCCAGTCCCAGATCGACGATCCCAACCGTGTGAAGGCGGTCATGAGGGCGTCCACGGGTCCGGGTACGATCCCAGACCTCCACCCGCAGGAAAGTACCCGCACGCCTGCGTAGACAGGGCGTCGTCCTCGTCGTCCTCGTCCTCGTAGGTACCATCGATCATCGCGAGCCCCGCGATCAGCCCTTCCCGCGCCAGTTGCGCCGCCAGCCATGGCATGCGCGCCATCAGCGATTCCACCCGGTCATGCGTTCATCGTACCGAAGGATTCCGCGCATTACCAACGACTGCGCATGACGCCAAACGCCTCACCTGAACACGGGTCCAGTCTCAGAGGGTCCAGTCTCAGAGATCGAGGACGGCGATGTGGCCGGGGTCCGTGATGACCCACTGCTCCCCGTTGGGGTGACCGTCCGCGCGGATCACCATCCCCAGGTTGCCCGGGTGCAAGTCCCCGAAAAAGATCCGCTGCTGCTGATAGACCTGAATGAGCCCCTGGGCCAGAAAGCGAAGCTCGTCCACCTGGGCCATCTCGTGGCACGCACGGAGCCAGCGGTCGATGAGCCATCCCACGGTGTCGCGCGCTCCCTGATCGATGATGGGCGACTCGTAGGTCTTGCCTTCGTGTGCGGGATCGATCCAGCCCACGATCTCGGAGTACGTCGCCTGCGCGATCTCGTGCTGATTCAACACCAGACGAGCCGCTTTCTTTCCCACGATGGTCTCGAACTGACCCACATACTCCGCGCTCTCCCGCCACAGGAAATACACCGCCGACCCGTCCTGTGGGTCGCGGATATCCGTGCGGAGCACGGTCACGTATTCGACGCAGATCGGCACGACCAGGGTCTTTGCGAGGCTCGCGGCGAACTCCGCCTCAGTGTCGTCCGCGGTCACCTTCATCACCACCTTGGGGTCGAGCGTCCGAAACACGCAGCCGTAGGCGCCGCAGCCGTAGCGCCGCAGCTTGCCGATCATGACGCCAGAGGTCGCGCGAACGTCGTCGAGGTGCGGCAGCCACTGCGCCGGGATAGTCTCCTCGAGCGTCTCGTAGGAAGAGATGATGGCGTTGTTCACCCAGGGCTTGACCGTCGTCATGGTGATACTCTAACCGTCCCGCATGGAGATCACGGAGTCAAACCTGGGGAGATTTCGGTCCTGGATCCTCGAGCGCGGTAGGAGCGATGGCACCGCGGACCTCTACACCTGCCATGTGAGGACGTCAGCGGCCGACCCCAAGGGCCTGACCCACCGCCTGATCGCCGGCCGCTTGGCCCCCAACACCGTCCGCTCGAACCTGGCCGCGCTCCGCGCATGGGCGGCCTTCACGAAGGACGCAGAGCTCGCGCGACGCCTCTCCGATCTTCGCCTACCGCCAGCGCGCCGCGTGCGGCACAAGAAGTCCCTGAGCGTGGATGACTGGCGCCAAGCGATCCGCCACCTCCAGACCTGCCAGATGCCCGACGCCATGCGCCAGGTCCTGCTCATCATGGCGCTGCGGGGCCTCCGGTCCGGGGACGTGCTGCGGATCCGGAAGCCAGACGCCCAGCGCTCGCTTGACACTGGCAAGCTCATCTACGAGGGCAAGGGGCGCAAGCGGACCGAGATCTCCGTCGAGCCCATCCGGGGGCCCATCGAGGCGCTGGTGGCCATGCGAGGCTGGGTCGTGGTCCGCGACCTCCTGGGCACCTCCAAGAGCCCCAAGGCCATGAGCCGCAAGGTCTGGCGGGCGGCGCGCCGCACGGCGGCGCAGGTCGGGATCGCCGAGATGAACCCGCACCGCTACCGCCACACGTTCGCGCAGAACTACCTGAGCCAACTCGCCGGGGACCCCAACGCCATCGTGAAGCTCCAGCGCTACATGGGCTGGGAGTCGATGGCGACGGCCGCGCGGTACGTCCAGGACGTCTCGCAGGACGAGCTCGACCGGATCGGCGCGGGTCTCATCAGCGGGCTCTTGGCCCCGTCGGGGTGAGGCGCTAGGCGGCAGGGATTCTGGTCCTGATCGGCCACGGGTAGTGTATCCTTGAGGCGTGTCGACCACGAGATCTGCGCTGTCCACGCAACCCACGCCCCCCTCCCGTTCCCGCCCCGGGTACGTCGACGTTGACCGACTGCGGAACTCCCAGAACATCGTCGCCGTGATCAGCCAGCGCCCGACCAGCGGCGTCCTGACCTTCGCGATCTTTCGCGAGTTCGAGCGGGACGGCCGGACCGAGCGGTCGTCCTTCGTCCCCGAGAGCATGATGGCGGCCTACGAGGAGATGGTGGGCCTCGCCAAGCAGCGCATGAAGGACCTGCGGACCAGCGGCTCGCTGCCGTTCCCGGTGCCACGCGATCCGTGACGCTCTGCGTGGCCCCTCGCTGCGGATCTCCGTGCGTGCAAGGCCGACCTTTCTGCGCGGAGCACATCTTGGCAGCTCCTGCGCAGCGCGGCGGGTGGCTGGCCGCCGCGCGCCAGCGAGACCGCCTCCTGGGAGTGCCAACGATGACGATCGACATTTCGTGCGTGTCTACGAACCTCTGGGTGGGCGCACACGACGCCATCTCACACGTGCTGCCCGGGTTCCACGCGCTGGCGCTGTGCGCGCGCGAGCACCAGCCCACCCAAGGACAGTTGCGATTCCGCGGGCAGGTCGTCCGCGCGCCCATCCCGGACAGCGCGCTCGACGACCGAGAACTCTCCTTGGTCCTGCAAGCGACCAAGGTCCTGACGGAGCACGTGGTGAAGCGCCGGCGCGTGCTGGTGACCTGCAGCGCCGGCGTGAATCGGTCGTGCTTGGTCGCCGGGATGGTGCTGGCGAACACCACGAGGATGTCGGTCGACGAGATCATCGACCGCCTGCGTGCACGCCGCCACCCCAACGCCCTCTACAACGCGTTCTTTCGCGATGTGCTGGGCAAGTTCCGACGTCCTAGAAGATGAGGATCTGGCCGCAGATGAGCGCCCAGAAGCGCCTGGCCGTGTCGCTCGTATTGATGACCTCCAGGACGAAATCTTGGGAGGTTTGACACGTGTCCAAACGCATCGGCATTCGCCTCTCATGGAGCGCGCGTGCCGTGAACATCGTGCAAGGGATGGGGGATCCGTACGGCTCGAACTGGCTCATATTGCCGACGGCGATGTCGCGAAAGGAAAACCACGGAGCGATCTCGTCGGGAACGATGACCGCGGAAACACGGAACGGACCTCCGAGAGGACGCCATATAATATTGGCCTCCCCCTGAGGAGCGCGCACCTCGTATACCGAGTCCATCACCACGTGTGAAAAAACATGCCCGCGCCTAGTGGTGGCCCCACTCCATAGGCTCTCGCGGAGGAGCCAGTCCATCAGCGACATCAGGGCGCCGGCGGGATCGGCATCAGCAGCGCGCGGTCCAGATGCCCCCGTTGTTCAAGCCAGTCCGCGTAGACCTCCCGGGCCCACTCGGATCCATCCCGAACGAGTCGGAGGAATCGCGCCTCGTCTGCGATCGAACTGTCGATGGTCATCGACGACTCAGGCGGGGTCGTACCACTGGCACATCGACGTGTCCCCCAGACGCCCGATGGTCCCTATGTGGTCACCGTCGTACCAGCGATAGAGCCAGACGACCCAGACCATGCGCCCGCCTGGTACCGGCCAACTCGCCCCCATGAGCGGCCGGAAGTCGCTGTCGGGGACGATGATCCGGATGCCCTTGGGGGCGGGCGTGATCGAGGGTGTCACGTCGACATCCACCGAAACGATTTGCGACTCGTACGCGGCGCAAGGCCCCGTCCTGGGCAGATCCGGGGAACTCCAAGGATCGGTAGCGCACCCACCCAGCGCAAGCGCTCCTGCGATCAGGAACGCGCTCCACGCATAGACCAGCGCCACCGGTCCCAACCAAGCAACGTCGTCTCTTCGGGTCATCTCATATCTCCAGGTTCAGAAGCCGATGAAGAAGTTGTATCGCGCCAGGAGGATGCTCGCCTGAGCCGTCGAGATATTCCCGTTGCTCTGCAGGAAGTCGCCCATCCAGCACAGGCGGTAGACGACCTCCGCCGCCGCCGTCAACTGGTCGATCGGGACGGCGACGGCCGGCATCTGGTCTGCCAGCGACGCCATGACGGTCAGCCAGTTGGAGACCGGGTGCGAGTTCACGTCGCCGTCGGGGAACGTGTCGATCGTGGACTTCCAGAACTGTGTGAGGGCGAACTGGAGCCCGTCGGTGAGCCACCGGATCTGCAGGTTGTCGAATGCCTGGCCGGCTGCTTGCGCCAGCGTGAGCGCGATCGCCATGGTCAGAGCCCCTGCGCTTCGTCGGACATGAGGATCCGCAGCGGCGCCGGGCCGGGGCTGGTCACGCTGAACACCAGCGCATCGAACACCCCCAGCGCCGCCGCCGTGATGATCTTGGTGACCTGCGCACCGCCAGCCACCGCCGCTGCGGCGCGGATCGTCGTCTCCTGGTGGTACGGGTTCAGCGTGTCGTTCTGGGTGATCGCGTAGTTCACCCCGATGATGCCGAACGTGTTGGGCGTGACCTCGCGGTTGGTGAACTCGACGTAGCAGTACTTCCGGCCGTAGTACGGCACGACGATATAGAACGTGCCCGTGCCCACGATGTAGTTCTGGAACACGAACTCCTTGTCCTGACGTCCCGACGTCAGCGACGCCAGCGGCTTGAAGTACTGGATCACGTCCAGGATCGGGGCCACGAACGAGATGGAGTCTTGGACCCCAAACCCCCGGGGGCGGAAGTTCGGATCGAAGAGGTCATCAGACCAGAACAGGATCCGGCCTGGGCGCTGCGCCGGCGCGTACTTGGTGTCGTTGCGCGCGTCGATGCGCCCGACGAACGCCCGACCCGGGGAGATCACGACGCGCTGCATGAACGTCGGGACCTGCTGGTCGAAGTAGGCCACGTTGACGTTGGCGATGTCGCTCTGAGGGCCCAGCGCCAGGCCATGGCCGCCTTGGGTGGACTCGTAGATGTCCCCCGGCGAGGACAGCGGTGTATTGAGCGCGAAGAACTGCGATCCCGAGATCGCGTACTGGTCGGAGCTAGGTTGCGGGAATGACAAGGGAGGCTCCTGGGTTGCCAGTGGAAAGTCTTAGAGCTTCGATGGGGAGGCGGCCGGAGTTGCTGGGGCGCCGGACATGCGTGAGGCGATCCCGGACCCGATGGAGGACACCAGGGCGCCGATCAGCCCGGTGATGGCCTCGAGCCACGGGTAGGGCTCGATCACCATCTTGACCCGGTTGACGCCGGTGGCGGCGATGTAGATCCGGTTGCCCTTGGCGATGGTGAACGCCGTGGGCACGTCCGTCTCCAGCAACTGGCCCTTGCCGGACAGCACGGGCACGATCTGCGACTGTTGGCCCACGGCCACGGGCCCGGCCGTCTCGAGCGTCAGGATGACCCGGGCCCACATGCGGTCGCCGTTGTAGAGGATCTCGGGAGGCTGACCGATCACCGGGATCTTGGTGAAGTACGTGACGATCTGCGAGCGATGCTCGCCATGCCCCGACGTCTCCGCGGGCTTGGTCGTTTGCGCGACCGTGCGGTTGACCGACACGGGACCGATCTTCGAGGTCGATGGCGGACGGAGTTGCGGCAGTTTCATGAGCGCCTCATGATCAGGTAGGCAAGCACCGCCATGCCGCCCAGGATGAGCAGGGTCGTTCCCGACAGGGGCTCCACGAAGTAGTCGGCGACCTCTGCAGGAAGTTGGTAGGGGCCCGCCGGCGGGTCGGGGATGATCATCGGGGGGCCGGAGATCCCGGCGGAGACCTCACGCCCGATCGCCCACTGTCGGTCGATGTCGATCACCCGCTGCGCCACCTTGCTGGCGCTCTGGCTACCCAGCGGGATGCCACCGGTCGCCATCACATAGCGCACGAGGTCATGATACACGTCCCCGTCGGTGAGCCCACCGCCCGCGGTCGACGCCATCGTGGCGAGTTGATGCGAGCCCCCGCGCCCGATCGCGAAGGCCAGCCGGGCGAGCTTCCAACTGTCGTCGGTCCCCAGCCGCACCTGGGGGAACGCCAGCGACCAGAGCACGGCCTCGAGCTCGTACTCGAGGACCCCGATCGCGATGTTGCTCTCGGGGTCCGCTCGAGCGGAGGAATCATACCCGAACAGGGGCGGCACGTAGGCCGCGACCTGGAGGTATCCGATCTCACCCAAAGTAGGGTCCCCCGGCGCAGCGAAGTTGCCGCCGCTCTCGTGCTGGATCGCGGACGCCACGAACCCGGCGGGGATCCCCCCGTGGTAGCGGTCGATCCACGGGCCCAACTGATCGTAGATCGCCCGAGCTCGCGCGACGTCCGCGTCAAAGTTGGGGTCCGGCACGAGTGCAGGGTACCAGTGTTTATCGGACGGCGGCAAGCAGGGTGTCCGCCGCCGCATTGATGCTGGCCATGTCCCGGGTCGCCGCAACTCGGGCGGCGGCGGTGTGCGCGAGATCTGGGTGATGCTGGCGAGCCAAGCGACGTCGGCGATCCTGAATCTGCTCGCGGGTCAGCGGCTCGTTCGCCGTGAACCCCAGCACCTGCCGCGCCATCGCGTGGGCGATCGCATCTAGGTCGGACGCCGCCCTCTGTGCCCGGCGCGGACCCTCGGCGCGGCGTGGGTCCACCGGGTCCCGCACGCGATGAGGGACCCGGTTGACCCGCGGCCCCTGTCCTCGATCCTTGAACCATTGCGAGAGGAGATCGATGGTTTCCTGGGGAGAGACGGGGCGCCCCGAGACGAAGCCACGGACCCAGTGGGCGAGGAGTTCCGCGGGGTCCGGGACCCGCGCCGCGTCAAGGAGCGCCACGCGGTGCGGCTGGCAGAGCCGGGGTGTACCCGTGCCAGGGAACGGGCAGACCCGCCCCCCCTCCTCATAGATGCATCGCTGAGCCTTGGGGGTGCGGGCCATCGGTCAACGCCGGGTCTTGCTCTTGCTCTTGGGGGGCTTGCTCTGGGGGGGAGGGGATGGCTTGGCCGGCGCCGCCGCGCCGCCCGCCAAGTGCTGCATGTACGCCTGCCATTGACGCGGGAGGTCCGCCGCGTCGATCAGCCCCGAGGTCCACCGGACCCCCAAAATGATCCCCTTGACGAGATCGTGTGTGGGCGGACGCTTGAGCGCCGTTGCGAGCAGATCCTCCACCACCGCGAACGAGGGTGGGCGCGCCGCTTGATCTCGGGGGCGGACTCGATGGGCGTGGCTCTGTTCGTGGGCTTGACCGGCGTGTCCTTTGCCCTTTTCGGCGGCGGTGGCCGTCTTGCCGCCCTTGGGGTCGGGAGCGGGATGGGATTTGGCGGAGGGAGACCTCTGGATCGCGAGCTCCTTCTGCTCCTTGGCGAGCGTCCTAGCCCCCGCCTTGTCGCCGCCCTTGCGGGCAGCGACGGCCCGCTCGGTGGACGCGCGCTGGGACTCCAAGTCACGGTCGCTGGACAGATCCTTGAACTGCTCATCCGTCACGTCCCCACGCCTCCATGAGGCCAGGAGCGTGGGGCTCGCGCGATCCCGTGCCGCCAGGATCTTGCTGACCCAGCCCTCTGATCTCCCGATGGCCTGCCCGATCCGCGCGAGCGTGTACTCCTTCGGGGGGAACGTGTCGGGATCCCGGCATGACCGCAGCCTCTGCGCAGCCTCGGAGAGCTCGTAGCTGCTGAGGGGGCTGCGGGTGGCTGCAACCAGCAACTCGGAGAGCAGATACTTGCTCGCGAGTTCCGGCGTCAACGTCACCGGGTCCGGTTCGAGGTCCCACACCGGCACAAGCACGAAGGCGTTGAACTGGGGGAGCGATCGCGCGGCGGTCAACCGCCGCTGTCCCGCGATAACCAGGTTGCAGATGTCCCCATTGTTCTGGACTCGGATCACCTCCAGCGGTTCCTGGATGCCCGCCCACACCCCGCGGGCATCGACGACGGTCTCCGCCCCGATGCTCGAGGCGAGTTCTGCGATCGACGCCTCATCGAGACCCGTCGCCGTCCGGGGATTCTGCCAGTGCTTGTGGTCGAGCACCAACGACCCCATCCGGACCCAGCGATCACAGCGCACCGCTTGCGGAGACAGCGCGGTCTCCGGACCCGCGAACTCCTCGTCCTCGTCCGGTGTCGCGTCCGGGGACGCGGGGGCGGGGGAGACCAGGTCGGGGAGGGATGACTCGGGCGATTCCGAGGCGTCCTCCTCGTCCTCAGGAGAGTCCTCCGTCTCCTCGATCCCGGGATCCGGATGGTCATCCTCGAACACGTTCTCGTCCTCGCTGTCGTGGTCATCTTCGATCTTCATCTCGATCTCCTGGTGTGTGGAAAAGGTGGCGGGGTTCAGCGTGTGATGCGAGGGGAAGCATCAGCGACCCTCTGCGTCGGTTGGTGGGTGGTGCCAACCTCGCGGGCTACCGCCATCGCCTGAAGCACCATGTGGGCATCCCCGCGTGGGATCTACGCACGTCCGGCTTGCCAGTGGCAAGCCGATTCAGGCGGGATCTGCCTCGAACATCGCATCGACGGGGGGCAAACGGACCGTGAGGAGGCCTCGCCGAACGAGCGCGCTCATGACCACGTCGCGCACGTGCAGCGGGAGAGCGTCTCGTTCCGCCGGCGTGTACCAGCTATGAACCTCCGGAGTCCGGCACAGGCGACGCGCAGGACACGGGAGAAAGGCGGCGCAGCTCGGGCAAATTTTCATGTTGTTATCCTTGTTGCTTGGCGGCGACGAGTTGACCTCGTACCGATCGGTCGTCATGGCGTCCTCTTTGTTCTGCCCGCTGGAGCGCGGGGCGAAAGGCTGATACCGGCCGGCGCGGGCGTTCGCGGGAGGATTCCCACCCCGGCGTCCGTGAGTTCCAGCGCGCAGAACGCTTGAAAGCAAGGCCCATGGGAGAGCGCTGGGACGTACGGCGGCTCGCCCAGTAGCGAGGCCATCTCCGACCAGTGCTGTTCGAGGGCGACCGCGAGCGCTGGTCCCACCCCGCACAGGGGGCAAGCGATGGGGCGCCAGTGGGTGTGGTACGGACAAGGGGCCCACGCGGGGGAAGGGGGGGTCTCCGCATAGAGGCGGGGGAGATTCATGGGGTAACTCGGGGCTGGGGTTACTCGGGGGGCTGGAAGCGTCGGTCAGTGCACCGGAAATATCCGGTGCGACCGATGGGCGCTACGCCTCGCTCGTGCTCTTGCTCGTGGCCTCACGAAGCCGTCATCTCAGATCTCCTTGTTCGTTTGTGGTACCCAACCTCGGCGGCGCTTGTCATACACGAGGGACGTCCCTTGCTCGGCCACACGGATCAGCCGATTCATCGTCCACTCCCCAGCTGCCGCCAGCCCCCCGGGGCCCAGCACCGAAGCGAGCACCCGCTTGTCGAGAGTGACCGCGACGGCTTCCGCGCGATCACAGAGCGCCCGAAATTTCTGGTCATGCTCCATGCGGATCCCGCGCGCCCGCACAGCCTCCACCGGACCCGCAGCGACCGTCAGATAGTATCCGACATCGAAGTAGTCCACCTCGATTTGCGAGCGGTCGAAGTTGTGCCGGTTGGCGATCCTCTCGATCAGCACCAGCGCATCGCCCAGTGCCACGCTATGGCGACTATCGATATGTTGCCCCCACCCCTCATGCCATCGCGGACGCTCCTCCCAGCGAATGGACGGATCCCAGAGCGTCAACTCGTATTCCGGTGAAAAGACCTCACCGTGCCACTCCGTCACGTCGATATTGATGGAGGTGTGGTGCACGACGCGCACTGACACCTTGGTATCGGCAGGCAGCACGGTACCGATGGCCAGTGCCAACTCATGCCGGACGCGTTTGGCGACCTGTGGAACCGATGCGCAGTCTCGGCCTAGCCGCGTGAGCGGCGCAGGAAGTGACGCCAAAAAGGCGTGGTGCGTGATCAGTGCAGTCATCTCAGATCTCCTTGTTCGTAAACAGCCGTGTGCCGTAGCGGCCGTCCAAGCCCAGGTATTGCCGCCCTTGTCGCCGGGCACCACGAGCTTGACCGTGAATCCTCTGGACAGGTCGAGGGACCAGTCGGCATGGTTACTTGCCCCCCAGGCAGGCGGTGGCCCCGAGGAGGTCCCGAAGATTCGCCACAGCTTCGATGCTTGGATCCGAGCGGTAGGATGCGAGCTGCGCGCCGGTCAGCACGTGCCAGCCGAACGACTGCCAGCGCTCGGTGGATGGCTCGTCGGTGCCGTCGGTGCCGTACATCGCCAGCGTGACGACGCGGAACTCCTCGCCCAGCATCGCGCCAGGCCCGAAGCCGTGGACCGGACAGCAGTGGACCGGACAGCACTGGTCGTAACGCAGCATGTCGAACGGGAAGCGACCGGATCCGCACACGGTGATCTCGACGCGACGGTGGGTCGGCTTGGTGCGTGCCATGGCGCTGGCCTTTCCTTGTCGTGCGACGATCGAGCGCGTCACGCTGCGCTCTCCAGTACCCGGCTCGTGCGCTGCGCGGCGCCCGGGATTGGAGGATGTGTGCCGTCGGGCGCGATCGCGCCGCACCGGACGAGCGGGTGAGGGTCGCGCGCGCCGATCGCATCACGTAGGGCTGCGAGGGTACCGAGCGCGCCACCGAGCTTGTCCTCGCACGCGTTGCACACATAGTAAGGGTGGTTCCCGGTCAGTCCCATGCGCGACTCGATCGTGGTCGCGTAGTAGATGGCGGACGCGTTGGGAATCTCAGTGCGACAGAGGTAACAGCAACAGTGCGTGAGCGATCGCAAGTGCTCGTGCATGGCCCTGCGGGTTTGGTCGAACGTGCCGTCCATACAGTTGCACGAGGAGCGCAGCGACACACGCCCGTCCACCACGTTCAGGAACTGGTAGGCGAATCCACCCCCTTGCAACTGCAGCGTGATCGCGTGCCAGTCCACGGTAGCATCCGAGGCTATCTCGACGCGCCCCAGGCCATCGACGACCAGCGCAATCCGCGCCTTGAGGTTTTCGATCGCAGCCTGTTCGGTAGAGCCGCACGCTTCGATTTGCCCGTTCGTGCACCCTCCGGTGCCACCGAAGTATCGCGCCGAGTAGGAACGGATCTTGCCGCGCGAATCCTTGTGCTTTTCCACCTCGATCTCGAGAGAAAGACGCTTCGTGGTCATGCTGGACATGGCTACTTGCCCTCCGTGATGGTGACCTTGTACGTTGGGGTACAGGTGATGGTGATGGGAGTTGCGACCCGTATCGCCGCATCAAGCCAACCGCAGGGGGCTCAGTGCGACTGGACAGTGGCAACTTACGTGCAAAGAACGACCCATGAACACGCGCCAACCAGCACCGCCATGATCGCGAGCGTGGCGAGGGCCCACGGCCACTGACGCAGCCTGACCTTTACGGTCAGGTTCGTATTGGTCAGGTTCGTATTGGCCACCGGTTCAGATTCCGTAACGGCCGTCCAAGCCCCATGTATTGCCGCCCTTGTCGCCGGGCACCACGAGCTTGACCGTGAATCCTCTGGGATCACCCGAGAATTCCACGCCGATCGCGGCGCGGCCCCGGGGCTTGGGCAAGCTGGCTACCAGCTCGCGGATGCGGGCCTCGACGGCGCGGTCCTGGCGCTCCTCGCGCGGCGTGAGATCGCGGTTGACGGCGGTCTCTGCGAGCCTGGCGTGCGTCGTCGCGTGCCTGGCGACCAGCGAGCAGACCTCGCGGACGTGGGATCGCAGCAGTTCTTGCTTGCGCTGCGCGACCAGCGAGCGGGCCTTGTACCGCGGCGACTCGTAGAAGCGCAGGATGTGACCGGACAACTCACAGCCACGCTCGGTGATCTTGGTGATCTTGCGCATGCTACCGTGCCTCTCCCACCGCAGTATCGAGCCGACGCGCCTCATCACACCGCCCCTGAGTGGGCTGCATCCCGTCGTCGAGTTCCACGTACCCATCGCGGGCCGCGCACGCCTTGCACGCGTTGCAGTGGTCGAAAAGCGCGAAGAACGCATCGAGGTGCGCCTGTGAGCGGAATCCCTGCGCCTGGCGCGCAGCGTCAAAGGTTCGGGTGAAGGTAGACAAGCTCTCTCCTATACACAGGTGATGGGTGATGGGTGAACGATCTGCTCGCGCGACTTGCCTGCCACGACTGCCGAGCGTCCGTGACGCGAGTTGGGCGGACTCCCGACAGGGTGGCGCGTTCCAACGTGTGCGCCGCGAATCCCAGCGCGGGCAGTCGCACGGACACGGCGATGCTCGATGCCGTGGCCGCAGCGGCACGACGTCGCCGCGACCTTGTGGGTGTAGTGCGCTCTGTATTTCTGCATGAGGTGTGCTCCCTTGTTCCGCTTGCCTGCGCGGCGCGTGCATGTTCGTTTTGCGCTACTCAATTTTATCAGCGATGGCGCGCCGTAAATCGCCGGCCGAGATGTCATCCGGGTTGCCGCTGATCGCATGGTTCGTAGCGCGGTCCATGGTCTCGTCACCCGTCGGCAGCATGCGCCACCCTCGGAGCCGCTTGTCACGATACGCCAGCGTGCGGCCCTCGAAGTACACCGTTGCGGCGAGGTCGCTATGCGTGAGCCGATCGCGTCTGTCGTCTGATGACAACATGCTACCTACTTGCCTGCGGCGCGCAGCGCGCGCACGTGGTGGCGATGTGGCGGATGCGCGCGGTGATGGCGCGCACCCTGTCCTCGGTGATGGGCTGTGCGCGCTGTGGTGCGGCGTCATGTCGTACAAGCACGATGACGACTGCCCGTGCCACGAGCCGAGCGTCAACGGCGACGAGTCGACGGTCTGGGCGATCTTCAGTTCCGGGGCGTAGACGCCCGTGCTCGGCGCCGACGAGCACGCGCACCACGGCGCGGTTGTCCACCTTGGCGGTATCAACCGGCGCGCTCACAGTGGACCCCGCAGGTGTTCGCGCTTCGTGACGCAGCCCGTGCTGGTGGTCGTGACAGCTTCGCAGTAGAACACTCCGTGATGCTCCACCACAGAACCAGGCTTCTCGATGGAGCGGCGCACGTCGGTGAGCCTGGCGATCTTCGTGACAGCTTCGCAGCTGCAGCTCCACATCACAACCACCCGTGCTTGAGCGCGTAGCCGCCGTCGCTGTTCGGCTGGTCGAGTTCCTGCTCAGTCGGGATGCGGTGGGCATGCGATTTCGTCATGGCTCTCCTATTGAGTGGGTCGTGGGTCGTGGGTCGTGGGTCGTGGGGTCCGTCGAAGGTGTGGCGATCGGTGAGAGGTCTCAACAGGCTCACAGGGACCCTTGCGGGCTGCTGTCAGCGGCATTCGACTCCTACCCCGGTCCGCACCGCACACCCTCGACGGGCTCAGCGGCCCTACTTGCTCCACGTATCGGTGACGATGAACGGCTCTCCATACTTGAGCGCCCATTCCGCTGCGAGGATCTCCCCCCTGCCTTCGGTCGCGACGCGGTGCGGGATGAGAGAGCATGCGCGGTGACTCCGCACCTCGTAGCGCCGTTCCGCCAGCACCGCGAGTTGGGCATCTGCGGACTCGGCATCGTCAGCGGTCTGGAGTGAGCTACCGTCCCACACGTAGAAGCGGCAGTTCTCAGCACCGAAGGCGTTTGCAACCATGCGCATCGTGAGTTGCCCCGTGGCACGGAGATCCCGCACACGTGCGATGTGCGTGCCATCGGTACGCAAGCACCACGCAAAGGGCTCACGAGGAAGCATCGACCCGATCGCTAGGGCATCATGGTCAAGGTCGCTTGCGAAGCGGATGGGCCAGCCCGTGCTGACGCACTGTGCGTGGAGCGCGGACAGAGCGGGAGCCAGCTCGGTCGGCGCCGCCGCCTTGACTGCGGTCAGCGAGTCGCAGTAGCGCTTGAACGTGCTCGGGGCGTAGCGCTGGAAGCGCGCCGTGCCCCGCTCGGAGGTGCGCCAGTCGGGCGCGGACCCTCCGCAGTCGAGCCACCGCATCAGGTCCTGCACCGCGTCGCGGACGTCGGAATTGACGCGCTTGGGTGCGCCGATGCGCTTGAGGTAGGCGGTTGGGTCCATGGCTACTCGACCTCGCAGCAAGGTGAGTGGGAAGCAGCCCCGCGTGGACGGATGCCCATGCGGCAGTCCTCGCACATGATGGGCTCGCCGATCTTCGTCAGCCATTCGGCGGCGTCGCGCTGGGTCACGACGGCCATGCGCTGGCCACTGAGGTCACGCCCCGTCAGTAGCGCCGTGGTGCCGTGGTGGGCGTAGCAGGTGATCCGTCCGTTGTCGCCGAGGTAGAGGGCATCCCGCAAGAGGACCGCTCCCTTGATCGGGGGGGTTGGGGGTTCTGGGACCACGTGGTGGCCCGGAGGTTTGGGTCTCGCCATGACCAAAGGATGATGCGAATCTCTTGCCACTGGCAAGATCCATGGGTTCGGCCTCCGGAGTGACAAGATCTGGGGAGATTCCACCACTCCCGTGGTGAAAACTGGTCGATTTTCACCACTCCGGAGTGGGTCTGACAGCTGCCTAGGTGGGGCTGGCCACGTACTCCCGAGCACTTGGAGGCCATGGTCGGCAGGCCAGGGTCTCCAGCCCCCTGGTTTGCGGACCTGGGAAACTCCTTGGAAACCCCATGCCACCCCCATGGAACCCCCACTGGAAACGCAGGATACTCCGGCGCACCAATGGAAAGAGGTTCTGATGGGTTCTCATGACGTGCGTGACGATCTCGCGCAGGGGTTCGAGTTGGCCGATCCGCCATCGCCGGCCAACGCCGAGCCCTTGCGCGACCGGCGGCCCCCGCCGCCGCGACTGTGCGAGCAAGGCCCCTGCCGGCACTACCATCGCTTCGAGATTCAGGTCGACGCGGAGGACCCCCGGCTCATCCGCGTGCCCGATAGCGTGCCCAAGACGATTCCGGGCGTACAGGAGACGCCCCGGGGGCTCGTCTACCAGCCCCCGCCGTCGTTCCATCGCGAGGTGCACCACTACTGCTACCCCTCCGATGGGGTGGACACGAATCTGGGCTCGCTACCCGTGCTCGCGTGCAACCGATGGTGCCCCAAGACCCCCTCGCAGGAAATGGATGAGGAGCACTGTCAGGGCAAGTTCCGGCTGTCCGACGAGTGGGCCGAGTATACTCGGCGGCTCGCGGAGTGGACCCGCGCGCGTGAGCAGGAACGACGCGACGCGGACACCGTCGACCAGATGGTGGAGGCGGAGGCCGATCGCGTGCTCGAGGAGTATCGGCGCCTCCACGAGGGGACCTCGTCATGAGCATCGACCAGTTGAAGGCAGACCTTTTGGCGATCACGTCGCGGCTTGAGCACGCCCAGGACATCGCCGGGTGGATCCGCGATGACTTGCTGCCGTACCTGGAGTCCCAGGCCAACGAGATGGCGGCGATGGACGAGGCCATCGGCGACATCTTCCACCAGAGCGAGGACGTGCTGCACAGCGAGAGCGCGGCGATCTTCGCGGCGGTCATCACGAGCGGGCTCGTCCTAGCCGCCGAGCTCAAGACCCGCATCGGCAATGACCGGAGGCTCTTGCGGGTCATCGAGGAGTTCGGAGGGCTCGCCAAGCAGGCGCAGGAGCTGCTGGGAGAGATCACCCTGGTGGATGAGGAGGAGGACGACGACGAGGACGAGGAGGAGGACGAGGAGGAGGACGACGACAAGCCCGCGACCGAGGGCTCGGCGGACTCGCCCAAAGAGGCGACGGGGTCCTCCTCGTGAAGGACCTCGTGAAGGAGCGCAGAGCATCGGCGGCAGCGCCGGCGGCGCCGGCAGTCGAAGAGGAACGCGAGGCCGAGCCTGCCACCGCCGACGAAGAGGCGCCCGGCGACGCCCATGAAGCCGAGGTGCGCCCCCCCCGTCCTCGCCGGGAGCCCTCTGGCGCGCTGCGCGAGATCCGCGACACCGAGGAGCGCTCGCTTCAGGAGTGGCTGAGCACGCTGGGCACGCACGGCGCGTTCAAGATCCAACTGCGCCGCGAGGAGCCGCAGAAGGTCACGGTGCGCGGCAAGATTCTGAACGCTGCGGGGTTTCTCGGCAGCTTCGAGCACCCGATCGACGAGGAGTGGATCCAAGAGCGCTACGGCGGTGGCACCTACGCGCTGAAGGCGACGTTCCGGAACGAGGGGGGGCCCTACGTGTACAAGAAGGGGTTCCACCGGACGGTCAAGATCGCGGGCGAGCCCAACGCGGATACGCTGCCGGGTCAGGTCTCGCCTGAGCCAGCGGGCGGCGAGAGCCCGACGATCGTGCGCGAGGCGTTCTCGGCGATGAAAGATCTGCTCGACCAGAAGGGGGGCGCCAAGGGGCTGGATCCGACGATCCAGTTGATGTTCGAGAAGATGCGGGAGGACAACGACCGCCGCGATCGGGATCTGCAGCGGCGCGATGCCGAGTTGGCCACCCTGCGCCGCGAACTGTCGGAGACCCGGGCAACGCCCACGCCCCAGGATCCCATCCGCGACAAGATGTTGAACTCGCTCTTGGACGGGCAGTCGGGGCACGTCGAGGCGCTCAAGCTCCGGCATGAGTCCGAACTGAGGCAGACCAAGCAGGCGGCGATCGATGACCTGAAGCGCGTCGAGGATCGCCACGACCGGTCGATGACCGAACTGCGTATGCTGCACGAGACCACGCTCGGCAACCTGCGCAGCAGCCACGATCGAGAGCTCATGGCGCTCCGCACGGCGCACGAGACCGCCCTCAAGGCGGAGCAGTCGACGTACAACATCCAGGCGCATACGCTGGGCGCCGAGAACAAGCGGCTCGAGCAGGCGATCGCCGAGCTCAAGGCCAAGATCAGCGAGATGGCGACCGAGATGCGGGAGCTGCGGGCCAAGAAGGACAAGAGCCTGGTCGAGCAGGCCAAGGAGATCCGCGAGGTCCGCGATGCCCTCTCGGATGGGGAGACCCAGGACAAGTCGGCCGGGGACAAGATCCTGGATCTCATCACCAACCCCGCGTCGCTCGAGTTCGTGCAGGGGATCATGACCAAGCGCGCCGAGCCCGCCAAGCAGGCTGCGCCGCAGGCACAGGGGCCGCAGCACGTCCGGAACGGGCGGGGCGAGGTGTTCCGCAAGCAGCCGGACGGCACGCTCGTCCCGCTCAAGCCCAAGCCGCAGCCCAAGCCGCCGATCGTCACCGAGGACGGGACCCAGATCGCCCCGCCTGAGATCGAGCCAGCGGTCATCGTGCAGGTCGTGGCCTACCTCGAGCGGGCGTTCTCGGCCAACCAAACCCCCGAGATCGTGGCGCAGAGCGGCAGGACGGTCGTGCCCGAAGAGATCATGACATGGATTCGGAACAACCACACCGAACAGGTCTCGGGCGTTGACCTCTTCATGTCCAAGGTGGCAAAATTACCGGGCACCTCCCCCCTCTCCAGCCAGCGCGGACGCAACTGGCTGCGGATGGTGGGCGCGGCGCTCGTCGGAGACTGACCCGGCGACCAAAACGTGGACCGCCTCTCATCTTTTCCGGGGTGAAGGCATGTGTGACCCAGGCTCTCCGACCACAAATCCCGGCCCTCTTGCCACTGGCAGGAATGGGGTACGGGGGGTCGCGGCTGTTCTGGCTGCCTGACGAGCCGCCCACCTCCCGGGTGGGATACTCGGGGGCATCGCAGACCGTTCGGGTCATGCGCCGGGCCGCGCTCGAGGACGCCGACCACTTCGACACGCGGCAACTGGCCGAGTCGGTCTGCGAGGGCCTGGCCAGCAAGGACTACACCAGCGAGTACCTGGCGCTCTACCACTTCCTCTTGCAGCGCACGCGCTACATGCGGGACCCGCGCCGGACCGAGCTCGTGCGGGCGCCCTACCTCATCAGCCGCCAGATCATGGCCGGCCACCGCCCGTCGCTCGACTGCGACGACATGGCGACGTGGCTGGCGGCGGCGGTGCTGTCGGTGGGGGGCCGGGCGGAGTTCTGCACGGTGGCGTTCGCGCGGATGTTCTATCAAGGCGAGCAGCAGTTCTCGCACGTATTTGCGACGGCGCTCGAGCCCCGGTCGCGGTGCCAGATCGTGCTCGACCCGGTGGCGGCGGAGAAGACTCCGGAAATGACGCGGCGGATCGTGGCCGCTGCGACGTGGCCGATCGCGGCCTGAAAGGACTTTGTGGCATACAACCTACCCGATGCATGGGATCCCGGCTTCGTCCTCCCCAAGAACGTCGATGACGAGGGGCTCGAGCGGCGCGCGCTGGTGACCAAGCAGATGCCCCGGGGCACCTACGATCAGCCGTCCGTGGGCACGGGCGGCTACGTGGTGCCCCGGTACGTGATGGACGAGGGCTATGGCCAGGGCACGTTCACGACCCGCTGGCAGTCCTCGGGCTCGTACAGCGGGCCGCGCGTGCCGCACTGGCTGAACCAGCGCCCGCAGGTCCTGAAGACCAAGCCGCTGCCGGGCGGTGGCAAGGTGGTGACGGTGCAGGCGCTGGGGGACACGCCGCTGCCGCCGGTGTTCGAGAACTACGGCGCGCGCGCGGCGCAGGTCCTGATCTCGAAGGTGGCTGGGCTCCCGGCCGGCCGGCGCGAGGCGGCGCTCCGGACGATCATGGACAAGGTCGACCGGTCGCTCTGGACGCGGACGCAGGAGATCTTTGCGCGGTACCGCCGGGACGGGGTAGCGCCGGCGCAGGCGTTCCCACTGGCGCTGGCGCGCGCGATGTCCGCGGGCATCGCGGCCGAGATCATCGACACGGGTCTCCGAGGTCAGGCACCCCAGGCCAAGTCGCTCCTGGGCCTGGGGTGCTACGGCTGCATGGCAGCGCTGGGAGCGGACGATCCCCCTTTGCTGTGCGCGCCGCCGGCGGGGTTCGTGTGGGTACCGACGGCGGTGCGCGCGTCCGACGGGGTGACGGTGCCGGGGCACTGGGAGCGGCCCCGGAAGGGACAACCCCCGGGGATGGCGCCCTGTGGTGCGGGGGGGCAACCGCTCCAGGTGACGGTGCGCGACAACCGGACGGCGCACCTGATGGTGGGGCCGTTTGCGTTCCCGGTGGATATCAAGCGGGTGTGGGCGACGGGGACGCCCTCTCCCACAGTGGCCAATGTCGCAGCGCCTCCGGACCTGGTGGTCACCGACCCGGCGCAGGTCCCCCCCGACTGGGTGGGCTGGCTGCGCAAGGCGCTGACCCAGACCACGGACGCGGATGGTCATACCGATACGATGCGGACAGACTGGTTGGGCCCATCCGCCTCGGCGATGTACGGCTACCGCGATGCGGACGCCAGCCGATGGTTTGACCGGTTGGGGATCGCCCCAGGTACGCCGCTGCGGATGCACACGATCTGGGGCCTCCGCACGGGAATCAACCCATTCGCCAAACTCAAGCACCCCACGACGGGGGATAACCTCATCCTGCACGTGATCTTGGACAAGCGGGATCGCGCCACGCCGTGGGATGCTTCCAGCAATCCGACCGTGCTGAAGCTGTACCTGTCCAAGGTCCCCGATCCAAGCCTGTGGTCGTCGATCTGGAACACGCTGGTGACCTTGGTGGCCGAGATCCGCGACCTGGCGGTGGAGGCGCTGGACGAGCTCGGCAACCTCGCCTGCGACGTCCTCAACGCGGGTGGTGGCGTGGGCGGCCAGGTCGCGGGCGCCGGCGCTGCGGCGGCGGCGGGCATGCCTCCGCAGGCCGGGGTGGCGGGCGCGAGCATCGCCAAGAGCGCCTGTGGCAAGCCGCCGCCCCCGCCGCCGCCCGTGGTGGCACCGTCGATCTTGCCGATGGTCCTCCTGGCCGGGGGAGCCGTCGCGGTGGTCGCGCTCCTGACCCAGAAGAAAAAGGCGACGACGCCATGATCAAGCCCTCCAAGAACCTGCGGACTCTCCTGACGTCGATCGGGATCGGCGGCTTCAACGCCACCATGATCATCCCGTACCTGATGATCTCGCCGGCGACGACCGACCCCAAGGCGTCGCAGATCGTGCTGATCGTCCAGCACCTGCAGCGGGCGTTGTACCGGCTGGGGGCGACCGACGTCGCCGAGAGCGGGCGACTGGACAAGCCCACGGCTCAAGCGCTGCTGCAGGTCGTGGGCCCCGAGTGGGAGCGCATGCCGTGGTCGGCGAGCATCGCGGCGGTGGTCACCGCGATGGAGCACGGGCACAAGATCGTGCCCCCGGGGGCGATGACGCGGGTGGACGATGACTCGGTGCCGGTGGCGGTCGGGGGCCCGCTGGACTTCCTTCCGGATGTCCCCGGTGGCCTTTTCACGTACGCCCTCGCGGGCTACTTCCTCTACCGCCACTTCCGCCGGAGGGCATCATGACGTACATGAAGTCGCTGGTCCCGGGACGACCGTGGAACCGGGGCCCCCTGGGGCCCATGGGCGATGTCTTCGATGACCTGGCGACGTTCTTCGGCGAGCCGGCTGTCGACGCCTCGAGCGCCGACCCAGCCGACGCGGTCGACCAGACGGCGAGCGGGGGCACGTCGACGACCGCTGCGGACTTCCAGGTCATCGCAGGCGTGTGCAAGCCCCAAAACTTCCCGGCGCTGGCGATGGTGCAGGAGTTCCAGAGCCAGCTCAACCGGGTGGCGCAGGTGAAGGGCTTCCCCAAGATCGCCGCGGACGGCGCGGTCGGACCCGGGACGCTGGCGCTGTTTCGCCAGGTCCAGACCGCGGCGGGGGGCGCCGTCATGGGCGATGCGTCGTCGTGCATGGGCGTGGCGCCGGATGTGGATGTCCTGGGCGCGCAGGTCAAGCAGGTGGCCGACGCGATGGGCGCGCCGGCGACCGTGCGGCCGGCGCTGTCGCTCAAGGCGCCCACCATCGTCACCAAGAGCGGAAAGACCATGGTGTCCCCGAACGCGGGGTTGGCGGGATCCTTGGCGACGATGTCCAGCCTGGAAAAGGTCGCGCTCCTGGGCGTGGCCGGCGGGATCGGCTATCTGCTCATGAACCCGGCGAAGCGCAAGAAGCGAGGTAAGTGATGTACACCCGATCTCTTGGAGATGGAGAGAGCGCACCGACCGAGGTGGCGCCCGCGAAGCCTCCCTCGCTGCGCGACGCCATCGACTCGGAGCCCGTGAGCACGGCGGCGGCGATCGCCCTCACCTATCACGGGTACCGGCGCACGGGCTCTCTGTTCTGGGCGCTCGTCTATGGGGCGCTGGGCCGATGGAAGCCCGCCATCGCCGTGCCCATCTCCATCGCGCAGGGTTACGGGCAGAGGAAGCCATGTCCATGAGGTACGCTTATCAACGCACGGGGGGCCCGATCTTGGACTGGACCCGCGGTCCCCCGCTCCAGTCGCGCGCGGCCGACAGTGTCGCGCTGGGCTCGCTGGGTGGATCCACGCTCGACCAGCCGACGCTCGTGCTCCCCGCGCCCGGCGCGCCCGAGCCCGTGGGCATGGCCGGATGCTCCTGCACCGGATCCTGCGGTTGCAACGGCCTGGGCGGCATCGTGGATGCCATCCCGGGCGGATATCTCACCCTGGGGGTCGCGGCGTTCGTCGCGTGGCGGCTCCTCCGCAAGCGGTGACCGCGCCCGTGGCCGTGGCCAGAAACCCCTCGTGGAGCGCTGCGGAGATCCTCGCAGAGGTGCGCGCGCGCCCGGATATTCCGACTCGATGGGCGCCTCGTCATCTCGAGTTGGGGTGCGGCAAGCATGGCTGCGTCTACGAGACAGGGGACCCCGACGTCGTCTTGAAGATCACAGACGACGACACAGAGGGCGAGGTGGCCACTCACCTGGGCGAGATCGTGGAACCGGTATGCGTGCGCTACCTCCTCGTCTTGGAAAGCGGCATCGTGCATGGGAACCGGCGGATTCTGCTCTTGTGGCGTGAGCGGGCGACGATGGTGGGGGAGATCCTGCAGGTGATCGAGGAGGCGGGAGAGCGCCTGCCCCCCCGGGGCGCTGGACGCCATCCGCTCCCGCCTCCTCGTGAACGCGCCGAGTCATTTGTGGACTTGCTCTTGGAGGCTGGGCAGACGGCGTTTTGGGCGGCGAGTCAAGCCCATGCCACCGCGCTTCAGGTGGCGGCAGACGACTATCTGCGAGCATGCCGGAAAATGGCAGCGCAGAAGACCAGCCCCGAGCTCGCGATGCTGGGCGCTGGGATGGCTGATGTGTACGCTCGGCATGGCGTGATCTTCGGAGACGTCCACGCTGGTAACCTTGGTCTCGTGCAACGGATCGACGGCCCTCGCTGGGTCATCACGGATCCGGGGCACGTGGTGATGATTCAATCATGAGGAAATCCCGAGCCGACCGATACCGGGCTGCCGTGACCTCGCTCATGGAGGCGCGGACGCGGCCGGATCACAGCGACGCAGACGAGGCATCACGCGTCTCCGATCTCGACACGCTCTGGTGGTCGCTCTCCTCTTCCGAGCAGGACCGCCTCAGCGTGTGGATCGAGAAGAATAGCCTGCCATGAGATACTCGGTCTACGACTACACCCGGCGTCAGTACGACTACTACGAGGGGCCGGGCGCTGGGGGCACCCACGCGGGATCCCCGCCCGTCGTACGCTCCATCGGCGGCGTGGGGGCGTCTCCCGATCAAGCCGCGTGGCGGCTGCCGGTGGGCTCCCGGCGAGTCGGCAGCGGCGAGTTCCCGCAAGGCAAGATCGCCAGCCTGGGGTTGGGCGGCGTCGACCTGTCGCAGCCCGGCCCCTTGCTCCTCTACGGCGCCATCGCCTATCTGGCGTGGAGGTTTCTCCGATGACGTATGCCAAGATCGCCCACCGCCGCTACGCGCGCCGCCCCGCTCGGCGCGGCATGTCCGGGTTCCTCGACGACGTCTTGGCGGGAGCTGGCATCGCGCCGCTCCTGCCGCCCTCGGAGACGTCCGCCTGCCTGGACCAGGCCAACGCCGCGGTCGCGCCCTTGGACGCCCAGATCGACGACCTCGTCAAGACCTGGGAGCCCACGGGGTTCTACACCCCGCAGGACCTCCGTGGCTTCGTGACCGCCACCATGGCGGTCCTGCGCCAGGGCCAAGCCGCGCTCGACCAAGCGGCCAGCGAGCCGCAGGCGTCGCAAGAGAGCATCCTCCGGGCGACCGATGACCTGGCGCGCATGGGCGCCAGGTCACTGGACTACCTGCAGGCCGCGACGACCGCCGACCAACAGGGCATCCGCGTGGTCAACGCGCCGGGCTTCAAGCGGTGGATCACCGATGCGCTGGCCAGCGCGTCCTCCGCCGTGGTCACGGCCAGCGTCATCGGATGCTTGCGGCCCTGGTGGGCCGGCGCCCTCACCGCGTTTCAGCGCGCGTTCGATGCGCTCTACGCGGTGGCCAAGCAGTTCGTCGGCGCGGTGGTCGCCATCGGCGAGACCGCGCTCAAGGTCGTGGGCGACTTGCCGGAGATCTACGACCTCCTCAAGTACGCGCTGGTCGGCGGCGGGATCTACTGGCTCTGGCTCCACCTCACCTCCCACAAGCCATGAAGCGCGCCATCCCGCCCCAAGCCGAAAAGGCCCTCGACAAGTACCGCGAGTTCCATCGCCTCGAGCCGATGCGGATCGGCGAGTTCGACGACCTGCACATCCCCAAGCGCATGTACCGCGCCGGCGCCGCCAAGTGGGTCACCTACCAGTCGGGCAAGGTCGACCCGGAGACCCTCCGCCGCCCGTCCAAGCCCCTCAACTACATCCACGAACACGACGCGGGGGTGGGGCTGTACCTCGCGGATCGCCGCCATGCGACGGGCCATGCCGTGGACGTGCCGCACACGTTCCGCGAGGTCTCCGCGCTGGTGCGCCTGGGCGCCTGCCTGGGCTTCTGCTTTGAGGGGCCCGCGGGGAAGCACGAGGCCAAGGGAACCCGCCCCCTCCCGGATCTCTATGCGACGCCCGACGGCCGCTGCCTGCTCGTCATCCAGTCCAAGCGCCAGGTGCTGGCCATGATGTGGGGCGGCGGCCTGGGGGTCTACGCGCGGGGGATCGACGGATGACCGAGACGACCCAGATCCCATCGACGCTGGTGCCGCTCCTGATCGTGGCGATCACCGCGCTGGCGGGCGTGATCGCCTACCTGTTTCGCTACTACTCCAAGCGCCTCGAGTTGGCCGACACCGTACGGCTCGCCAACGAGACGATGCATGCGAAGGAGCGCGCGGAGTGGTACATCGAGCGCACCGCGCTGCGCGGCGAGTACGAGGCCAAGCACCGCGCCATTGTCGAGGACTACGGCCACACCGTGCGCGAGCTCTACGAGGGGGCCAAAGCGTACGAGACTTCCGCACGCAAGGAGTTCGTCACCAACGTCGAGTTGGTCTCCGACCAGTTGGTGGAGGCGTCCACCCAGATCGTCACCGTGCTGGACAAGTTCTATGATCGACTTACCAACAAGAGGAAAACATGACGTCCAAGAAGATCGCGGATGGGAGCAACACCACCGCGCTGCGCGCTGAGGCGGCGTTCGTGAGGATGTTGGATGCGTGCATGAAGGTGTCGGCGAAAGCCAGCCGCCTGTCTTCGATCATCGATGACGGAGACTTCCTGGCCTCAATGCAAGGGCCGCAGCCCGCGCCCAAGGAACTCTAGTCGTCCCTCCCACGACGATCCGGCCACTTAGGCAACGCCTGCGCTCATGCCACTGGCAAGAAACCCCATCGAGGGGGGTTGACTTTAGCGATCGCGACGCGCTGGCTGGATCTCGTGGGCATCCTCTACGTCAACGGCAAGCGACCGGGCGTACGCATTCAGGGGCGGGCCCGCGTGGGCGGGGTGGGCGCGGGCGCGGGCAGGCCATCTCCGCTATCGCGCTACATGACGAACCCGCAGCGCAAGCACAGAGCGCCCGCGTCGGGCAAGCGTAGGTCATCGAAGCGCAAGCGAATCACACGCGGGCACGCGTCCCGCAGGAGCACATCCATGGCACGGAAGCGGCAGCGCAAGAAGACGTCCATCGCCGGCATGCCAGCCGGACTGGCCCGATACTGGCGGGCGCGGCTCAAGGCAGGCAAGCTCGGGCGCCCCGGCAAGACGAGGCGTCGGGCGCGGCGCCGTCGCGCCTCCGCCACCGCCGCGGCCCCGCGTCGGCGTCGCGCCCGGGTCGTGGCGCCCCGCAAGCGTCGGCGTCGCGCCCGACGCAGCGCGCATCGTTCGCGTCGGCGCGCGCGCCGCACGTCCCGGTCGCGTACGACCCGGAAGATCCGCCGCTCGCGGCGCGCTCGGACCTCGCGCTCGCGTCGCATGTCGCGTCACGAGATGAGCGTCATGATGGCCAGCGCGCCGACCCTGCGCATGAACCCGGGGCGCCGCCGCCGGCGCCGCCGCCGGGCCCACGGGCGCCGGCGCACCACGTACACGCGGCTTCGCCGGGGACGGCGCTCGCATCGGCGCGGCTCGCGGCGCATGGCGCGGCGGCGGTACCGCCGCAACCCGGGCGGCGAGATCATGGATCTGGTCAAGCGCGCGCTCCCCGTGCTGCTGGGGCTCTACGGCACGCGGATCCTGATCAAGCAGATCGGCCCGATGCTGCCGGGCGTCTCCGCGCTGGGGACCCTGCAGGGGCCCGCGCTGGCGATCGGCTCCGTGCTGGGCATGAACGTCCTCACCAAGAAGGTGGGGGCGCTCGCCAAGCACCGGACCGAGCTCATGCTGGGCGTGGCGCTGTCCGCGCTCGACTCCGTGGTCCAGGCGTTCGCGCCGCCGTCGGTCAAGGCGATGGTCGGCATGTCCGACTACATCGCGGTGGGCGACTACATCGCGGTGGGCGCCACGCCCATCGACGACAGCATGACGCTGTCCGACTACGTCGCGGTCGGCGGCGACGGCGTGGAGGAGGAACTGGGGCTCGAGGAGGAACTGGGGGCCGTCGAGGAGGAACTGGGCAACGACCTCCTGGGCGGGGTGTCCTCCACCTCGCTCATGAAGCGGGTCCCCACCCAGCAGTTCCTCCAGCCGGTCCCCGCGCGGTCGTTCACCAAGGTGATCCCACCCGCGGGCAGCGCGTACGACAACCCGGGCCAACTGTACGGGGGCATCTTCGGCGGCGGCTTCGGCCGCTGACCCGCCTCCTGACCGACGGTCGGTCGTGTTCCGAGATCCGTGATGCGGCTGGCGGCACCAGCCAGGCGGCCGACCCGGGCAGCATGTTGCTTTCCAGGGCGCCCGCCGAACCAAACGTACAAGCAAGGATGATCAGATGCCTCGTCTCCACGGATATCGCGAGCGCCTCCACCAGCCGGTGTGGGACACGCTCATTCGCGCCCAGGGGGCGCTCACGACCCCGCTCACGAACGGCATCAAGCTGTTCGGCAACGCCAACATCGGCAACCTGGCGCTGACCAACCTCCAGGTCGCGGGGCAACTGGCGTCGGATCAGACCTACGTGATCCTGGCGCTGCGGTGCTTCATGTTCTTCGACGGCGTGAACCGCCGCGCGAACTACCTGAACGTCACCTCGCAGCTGTTCTGGACCCTGGTCATCGGCAACAAGCCCATGTTCCAGGCGCCGTGCTGGTACCACCCCGCCGGTGGCGGCGTGTGGGGCTTCGACTCGACGCTGTCGATCTTCTCGCACGGCACGCCCGAGCAGGCCGCGATCCTGAAGCTCGCCCGCCCGATCATCGTGCCCGTGCGGCAAAACTTCGCGGCGCAGGCGGATTTCTTCAACATCGGCTCGACCTCGGCGCTGGACGGCCTCAACGGCGGCGAGACCGACGACGTGAAGAACATCCTCTACATGCTCGACGGTCTGCAGACCCGCGACGTGCAGTAGACGACCGCCCGAGATCTGAGATGCCCCACCGCTGAGCGCTTCGCCCAGCGCGCCACCCCGCGATGTCCGCGGGCGCACCCCATCGTGGGAGAAGACCATGGCATCTCAGACCCAGACCGATCAGATCGCCGCCGCCGTGCGCGGCCACAAGGCCGCGATCCAGGCGCAGGGCCAGCAGATCTCGCAGCTGATCCAGATCGTCAACCAGTTGCAGAGTCGTCCGCGCTCGATCCAGGAGGAGATCGACGCCATCGAGGGACGACGCATCGAAGGCACGCTCTCGGGCGAGGTGACCTTCACGGCCACCGACGTCGGCCAGCGCGCGCAGCCGATCGTGTTCCAGGTGTCGCAGGACGGGCCGTTCGTCATGACGCACTACCCGCTGGCGATCTGGCGCCCCACCGCGCCCGACAACACGACCAACCTCAATCGCTGGCGCCCCGTCACCACGTTCCCGCTGCCGACCCAGGTCGTCTCCGAGGACATCATCGACATCCTCTACGAGCTCAACGACGGCGGCTCGCAGCGGTTCGGCCAGAACGAGCCCCGAGGGCCGCTCCTGTCCCGTCCCGACAACATCGTCCCGTGCCCCATCCCCACCCTGTGGGCGCCCAACGCCGCGATCATCTTTCAGCCGACCTACCTGGCGCTGACATGGGACAGCGACGTCCCGCCCACCCAGGGCACCCTCCACGTCGACCTGATCGGCTACCGCATCGTGAACCTGTGACCCCGTGATGCATCGGATCCGACATCGCATGGCGAACCAGGACTCCGTCCGGGGCGTCGCCATGGCCGATGCGGAGCCCGACGCGATCACCTCCCTCATCCGCCAGGTCAACCGCTTCGGGCCCACGGCACCGGAATCACTGCGGTTCATCCCCCAGCCGTTCCCCCTTGCCACTGGCAACGTGGTCCCGCCGGACGTCGCGCTGGCGGCGATCGCGATCTTCCAGCGCCGAGCGACCGACGCATGGAACCAGTTCCACGACGCGGGCTCGCAGGCGGCCATCGCGGCGGCCAACGCGGGGTTCGCCGACCCGGTGGGCTTTGTGACCACGCACCTGGCCGAGGTGACGAGCGCCATCGCCGGCTTCGCCAGTGCCATGGGGCTGGCCGACCCGCCCGGCGCCGGCGGGGAGGACTCGACGCGCATGCTCGTGATCGCTGCGGGCCTCGGGCTGGCGCTCTGGTGGTTCCTGAGGGGATCATGACGACGATCTCCACCCAGGAAGTGCAGCAGGCGGCGCGCGAGCTCGCGCGGATGCGGGGATCGCTGGCCGCGTGGCTCAAGGTCCGCGCGCTGAACGACCGCGTGCTGGCCGGCACGGCGCCGGTCCGGCGCCCGCTGGGCTACGCGCAGCGCGTGATCGCGGGCGCGCGCGACCCGGAGCTCGAGCAGGACCTGGCCACGAAGATCCATGCCCTCCTGGGCGTGGTGATGAAGGGCCAGCCTTTGCCCAACCCCGACGTGGCCGAGAACCCGCGCGCGGCGGTGCAACTGGCCCAGATCGCGCTCCTGGGCGGCGCCTCGGTGTCGGCGCCCACGGCGACCGGTGGGCTCCTGGGGGGACACCCGTACCTGTGGCCGGCGCTGATCGTGGCGGGCGTCCTCCTGGTCGTCACGACGGCGATCAAGACGGCGGCGGACGTGGCCAAGGACCGGGAGGAGAAAGCCTGCATCGAGGCGGGGGCCTGTACGGACTACGGGTTCTGGCTCAAGGCGGGCGGCATGGTCGCGCTGGCCTGGTTTGCGTGGCACCAACTAGGGGTGCGCGAGGCGGTCCACTCCTTCACCAAGAAAGGGCGTGCGTGATCTCGGCTGAAGCCGCTCGTCGATGACGGGCAGCGAACGGGTGCCTGGGTTGGCATTCACGGCACCTGAAACCCCCGGAAAAGGCGTTGTCCGGAGCGGCGAGCGACTCCAGCCGAGATCACGACAAGGATCACCATGCACTACCTGGTCAGGCGATACGGACGGCGCCCCGCGCGGCGGGCGATGGGGGACATCTCGAGCGTCATCGGGACGGCGCTCGACGTCGCCAGCGATCCTTATCTGTCGGAGGTGGTGTGCCGCGTGGGCCAGCTCAAGAACATCGACCACGGCGAGACCGTGGGCGTGTGCGCGGAGACCCCCGAGGGAACCGCCGGCGGCGTGGGCCTTCGGAACGCGATCGTCCCGCTGCGCGCGTACGTGTACGCGCAGCAGAACAAGTGGGTGTACCCGGTGGCGCTGGCGGTGGCGATCGGCATCCCGATGTGGATCGGCTATGAACTGGGAAGGGGACCTCGATGAAGACCAGCACGCTCCTGTGGATCGGCGGCGCTGCGGCGCTGGGGTACTACCTGGCGACGCGCAAGACCGCCGCCGCTGCCGCACAAGCAGCGACCGCGGCTCAGGCGCTGACGGCACCGCCCGATGTGGCGCCGGTCGTGGTCGTCGAGCCGGACTACGAGTACGTGGGCCCCGTGTGGGGCACGACCTGGGGGACCTTCGGGGGCGGCCGACGCCACGGCGGTCACGGCGGCGGCCATGGCGGTCACGGCGGCCATGGCGGCGGGGGTCACGGCGGTGGCGGTCATGGGGGGCATCACTGACATGTCGTACGAGCGCGACGCGGACCGCATGACCCGAGGCGTGGGGGCGATCGCCGCGCTCGACCACGTGGCGCCCGGTCGGCAGGCGCGCCGGATCGTGAGGGACGAGGTCACGCGCCGGCGCGATCGCGCCATGGCGCGGATCGTCGCGAGTCCCTCGGATCTCGGGCGCGCGGCCGTCATCGATCACCGCACCGGCAAGCCGGTGGCGGTCGATGCGCCCCCCGCGCCGCGGCGGCAGACCCTGACCGAGACCCTGCAGCAGACGCTCATCGCGAGCAACGCCCGGCGCGCTGCGGCTGGCGTCCATGAGGGGGGCGCGACCGATCTGCGGTCGATCGCCGAGCGCCTCAAGGGCGGTGGGATCGCCTCGGGCACCACCCGGCCCCCCCCCCCACCGGGAGCCGCCGCCGCGCCCGGTGCCAGCCCGGTTCGGGCCTCGGGCGGCGGGGGCGGGGGTGGTGGCGGCGGGGTGATGACCACGGGCGGCACCGGGGTCCCCACGCCGATCGTGCCGGCTCCGCCGCCCGATCTACCCGATGTGGGACCGGCGCCCGCCTCGCCCATGCTGCGCAACGTGCTCATCATCGGCGGCGCCGCGGCGGCGGCGTACCTGTTCTTCCGGCATCGGAGCCAGACCCCATGAGCTACTTCCGCAGCCCCTTCGGGGACGGGCCGGTGACCAGTCCGTCGCAGATCGACGACGGTCCGGTCGTCGATCCGTCGCAGGTCAACGGCAACGGCACGGTCGTGGGCGTGATCCCGCCGACCCGGGTCGAGTGCGCGACCTTGCCGTCCGACTCGCCGTGGCGCGCCCCCGGGCAGGTGTGTGCGAACGCCAGCCCCAGCATCGTCGACGCGCTGAAGAATCTGCTGGGGGGCGCGGCGAGCGGGGGCGCGACGGGCGTGCCCACCGATGCGAGCGCCGCGACCACGGAGGCTGTCCCCCCGGTACTCGTCCTGGGCGGCTTGGCGCTGGCCGCCTATTACCTCTTCCGCGGCAAGAAACGGAGGGCCTGATGTCGTATCTGCGCAACATGTTTGGCATGGGTGACGAGGTGACCCCCGAGCAGGGGTCCATTCGCTATTTCGGCAGCCCGACCACGGGCGTCGACGGGTCGGTCCGGCAACTCACGAGCAGCGCCGGGATGCCCACGGCCGGGACCTCGGTCGCCGTGACGTCGCCGCCGATCATGGCGCCGATCTCGATGATGCCCCCCACGCCGGCGCCAGCCGCACCCGATGTCGGGATGCAAATCCCCACACCGATCCTGATCGGCGGGGCCGCGCTGGCGCTATACTTTCTGTTCAAGAAAGGCTGAGCCGTATGCCGTACCTCCAGCGAACCGTGATCCGCCGCCCCCCTGTCCGGCGTCGGGCACTGATGGGGTTCGGGGCCTTCGACGACAACTCGCCGTGCTCGTCCATCCCCGCGGGCGACCCCTACCGCAAGCCCGGCAACTACTGCGCGACGGCCGATGGCGGCTTCACCACGTTCAACACCGACGGCTCGGTTTATGTCGAGCCCGCCGGGACGACGGCCACCGCGAGCCCGAACGCGTCGGTCCTGGACAAGATCGGCACCGCCCTCTCTAGCGCGCTGGGCCAGCGTCCCATCGTCGCCCCGGGCATGCCGATCGCCGCGCCGATCGGCGGCATGTCCACCACCACCAAGGTGGCGCTCGCCGGCGGCGCCGTGCTGCTCCTGGTCCTCCTGACCCGGCGGTAGCCGCAACCACGAAAGGGATATGCCATGGCGTACATGCGCAACGATCTGGTGAGCCGTCAGGGCTACGGCGACATCATGGACACGATCACGGGCATCGCCGGGGGCGCCCTGAAGTTCTACGGCCAGGAGCAGCAAGCCCAGGGCGCGGCGGCGGCGGCGGCCCAGAGCAACCGCGATCTGGCCGCCGCGCTGGCCGCCAAGCAGGGGATCGACACGAGCACCCTGCTCCTCTTGGGCGGCGTGGGGCTGGCCGCCCTCCTCCTCCTGCGCAAGAAGAAAGACTAGCCATGGAGGCGCCGCTCTCGATCCCGCTCGCGGACCCCAAGATTCAGCGCCTGCTCGCTCTGGACAGTGGCAAGGCCATGGTCCAACTCGCGGGCGACGTGCCCGATCCCACGGGGCTGACGTCGCGCCACGGCCACATGTCGACAACGCGCCTGTCCGCGGGCAAGGAAGAGGTGATCGTCCTCTTCGGCGACCAAGTGATGACGGTGGACGTCTATGCGATCCCCGGCGAGCCCATCAAGGTGCACCTCTACTGCCCCCGGTGCCACAAGCTCCTGACGGTCGCGCAGGACCGCAAGGCGATCGACTACGACCGCGCGGCGCCGGGACTGGGCGCCGGGCGCCTGCGCGGTCTGGGCGTGCCCCCGGAGGTCTGGCACCCCGCGGCGCTGGGTCGGCTGTCGATCGAGGCGTTCGAGTGCACGTGGGAGATCGAGGACGCGCCGCACGTTCCGGGCGCGCTCCATCTGGGGGCCTCGCTGTGCCGGCAGCGCCTGGTGATCGAGGGCAACATCGCGCGCGATCCGCGCTGACCCCGGAGGCTCATGAAGGACGACTTTTCGCGGGCAGTCAAAGGCAGGTTCTACCGCCCGAACGCGCGCCCTCGCCTTCCTCATGCGCATGCGCAGGAGTTCGAGTCGTACATCCTGCGAGGGATGGCGAGGAGCCTGTGGTTCGTGGCCTTCGCGGAGTTCACCGAGGAGTACAACTACTTCCCACCCGGGGTCGTGGTGCAGGATCGCGATGATCTGATGTCCCCTCTGCCGGGGGAAGGTCCCGACAGCCCGGACTGGAATACGATCACGCCGGACACGGCCCAGACTCGGGCGGCGTCGATCGAGGGCGCGCGGGCGCTGGCGGACGTGTTCGGGCGCGTCAACCGGTCGCCGAGCCACCCGATGGCCGACCTGTTCGTGATGCACGTGCGGAACGAGCAGGGGATCGAGCCCGGATCTCCTAGCCACGCGCGCCGTGGCGCCAACGGCTCGACCTGGGCGGATCTCGCTTACGTGTTCGGGGAAGATCTGGCCCAGGTCTCGCTGGGCCGGATGGACCCGGGCGCGGTCCTCTTGGATCCGGGAGTGGTGATCCCGTCGACCAAGGTGCACTACGACAGCCATGATCTGACGTGGGAGATCGACGGCGACCGCAATATGGCGGCGGTGGGCGACATCCGGGATCTGTGACGGAGGCCGATCATGTGGCAGCGCGAGAGCATCGTGCGAGAGATGGCGGCCACGCTGTGGCAGCGCGTAGGCGGGGCGGGTTCCCTGCCGCCGGCGGCGGTTCAGGCGGCGGCCGAGCTTGCCGAGCTCTACGAGGAGGTCAACGGCCGGGGGGTCGTCGCGCTCCAGAGGGAGATCCCCCGCGGGGTCTCGCTGATGGACGTGGCGATGGGGGAGGTCGATGCTCCGCAGATCGTGGCGCCCGAGTTCCACGCGAGCATGGAGAATGGCTACCTGTCATGGGAGGGCGCCAGCGAGCCGCGCAGGAACCCCACGACCGGGGCGGCGCGGGGGCTTGAGGTCCTGCTCATCGAGGACGAGATCGATCCCAAGCGCGCGACCGATCGGCTGATCCGCAAGCTGTACCCGTCGGCGCGGGTCATCGTCGCGGACAACGCGGACGCGGCGATCGCCGACCTCCAGACCCACGACTTCAAGCTGATCGTGAGCGACTACCTGCTCTTGGGGGCCGGGACCGGGGGAGACGTGCTGGCGTGGGTGCGAAGCCACCGCCCGGATCTGGTGAGCAAGTTCGTGTTCGTCAGCGACGCGCCGGAGGTCGAACGCCTCCACGATCGGTGGATCCGCAAGCGGGGCGCCAAGGCCCAGGACCTGCGCGACGAGATCTGGCCGGAGGAGGGCGCGCCGCCGACACCGTCGGCACGCGCGCTCCCGCCGCGCAGCGCCGCGATCCTGACCGGCGATGATGCAGCGCTGGCCCGCATGGTCAACGACGCCGCGCACCGGGTCGGCCCGGACGGCCGGTACGGTGCCCGCAACGTGTTCATCGCCGCGCTCTGGGAGGATCTGGAGCCGCAACTGGGCGCGACGCTCGAGCAGTTCAAGCGCCGCTTGGTGGCGCTGAACCGCCAGCTGCTGATCACCATGGCACGTGCCGACATGGTGGACGCGATGGATCCCGACCTGGTGGCGCGGTCCGAGATCGAGAGCATGGGGTCCCACTTCCACTTCGTGGTCGACCGCACCGCTCGCGATCCGTGGGAGCAGAACCCCGCGCCCGCCGCCGGCGCGCGGTGGCGCCGGAGCGACGTGCAGAGCCTCCTCTTCGACCGCAGCCGGTACACCCCCGCGCAGGCCAAGGACTGGGCGAGCCGACACGGGTTCGTCAGCCACACGGTCGATACCACCGAATGGCTTCATCACCTGCGGCAGTTCGACGCCGGCGGCAGGCCGTGCCGCACCATCGCGTTCGGGCACGGCATCGAGGCCGTGGTGTGTTCAGGACGGTGAGCGCCAGTGGTACCATCGTTGGATGCCGACCATGAGTGGTGTCCGACAGGTCCTCCCCCTCAACATGTACGACGCGTTCTCCCCGCGCGCTCTCTCGCTCGGGTCGCCGCCCAATGCGGTGGCACGGCCCGGCGACAATCCACGACTCTCGTTGTTCGGCAAGACGAATGTCGGGCACCTGCACCTGACGAACATCGTGGTCCCCCACGAGACAGGTCGCGACACAGACGGTCATGCGTGCGTCCGCAGCTGGTACGCGCGCACGAATGTCCCGCTGGACCGAGCGATGGTGAAGGACGCGTGGAATGCGTGGGCGCACGTCACGCAGGCAACGCTCTGCGTCGGCACCATGCCTGTTCACGCGGTGCCGCTGGTCGACCTCCTGGGGCGTAAGGAGGGGCAGGATTCCGACCTCCCGTTCACGAAGTCCGGGATCGACTGGACTGGCGAACTCGCAGGTCTCCTATGCGCCTCGTACCATCACGATACCCCCGCTGGCAAAGAACCATGGGAGACGTCATTCGGTCAGGCGTGGGTGTGCCGGACTCCCGACGAACAAGACCGCTGGATGAGGGCTGCTGCGGCTGCGAGGCGTGTGCTACAGAAGCCCCCGCTCACGATCATCCCGCCCCGGCAGATGTTCGCGGTGCAGATCGATAGTGAGCCGCGTGCGCTCCGCGCCTTGCTCGAGGTGCTGCCGACCGATGTCGCGCCCCAGGCGCTGGTCTGGGTCCACCTCGAAGGGGCCTCGGTGCATTGCCCCAAGGGGTGGCTGTAGCCTATGCTGACGGTATCGAAGGGTGACCGGCGCGTCGCTGCCATGGTGTTGAACAGCGCTGTGAACGACGTGCGCGGAATCGTGCAATGCCTCGTCCCTGGATGCGAGGCGCACATTGTTCTGATGTGCGGAGATGGCGATCCAGCGGGGTTCGTCGAATGGTTCATGATGACGCACGACTGCGATCCACAGCGGTACCATCGCCGGATGCCACGCATGGTCGTGTGCGGTCAGGGCATGACGAACGCGGTCACGACCTCCTCGGAGACGCCGCCCTCTGGTCTCCGGCAGCGCCGATAGCCGTTCGGGCGTCGCGCGCAGGCGTCTTCGCAGTCCCCTGCGAACCGGAACCCGCACAGCGTCTGGCCTGGGCGGTCGGAATCCTCGAGCGCACACGTGCGGTCCAGAAGGCCGCCCGCATCGCGGCCGCGGCCCCGGCACGCGACCCACTCCACGGAGATGCCATCGGGCACGAACAGGTCGCCGTAGAACGCCCCCTCCTCCACCGGCCATGCGTCGCGCTCGCTCCGGGCCGCCGGCCGCAATCCGGGTCGGGGAGCACGGAGCGAGATCGCCTGTGCGACGCCCGGTCCGCTGAGCCGCGCGAACACGCACGCGCTGACCCATCGGCGCTCCCGCGCATCCAGCCGCCGCCACGTCCAACTCGGCGCCAGTCCCACCTCGCCAAAGAACTCGAGGTCCGCGTTTGGCGCGGCCGACGTCAGCGTGACGCTGGCCGGCAGCGCGCAGGCAACCAGCAGAGAGAGCAGCTCCCGGCTGCCCTCGGTGGCGGCCATGGCCTCGCCGGGCACGCTGAGAACACCGCCCCTGGAGATGGGCACGGTGGACACGTCGAGCGCGAGCGCGTGGTGCGTGGAGACGATCGCCGGCGAGGTGGCGCTGGCGACCACGATCGGAGCGATGTCCGCGGACGAGGTCGTCGGCTCGATCGCGCAGGACATCGCCGTGGCCGCAAAGAACAGTGTGACGGTCGGGTGCATCATTGGTCCGCGGATCTACCAGAGGTTCCCGCGTGCTCGGCCAGTCCCCGGCGGCAAAAAGTGACCTGCGAGATCCCGGGACACCGCGGTGCCAGATCCGCTATACTCAGCGGTGCATGCCGCCCGGAGCCGCGTAATGGCCAAGACACTCGACACCCGGCCAGCGCGCCCACTGACGAGCCGTGAATGCACGAAGGTGATTTGCGCCGTCGTGTTCGGTCTGCGTGAGACGGGCGTCCCAGAAGTGCACCTCCGACAGGCCATGGAGAACGTCCTGACGATCCATCGCCGCCAGCCGGTTCCAACGACCGAGGTGATGGCGGGCTGGCAGCCCGCGTGGCACGGCGCGATCGCGGGCTGTGTCGGGGGGCTCGCCACGTGGTGCGACAAGGAGGTCGTCGCCACCGCGTGCGAGTGGATCCTCGAGCAGTGGAACAGGATGATGCCCAAGGTGTCGGCATGACCATCGAGGCCGAGCACCGAGCGCGCGTGCGGTTCGGGACGGCCGTGAACCGCGCTGCGAAGGCGGCGCCGCCGCAGACCGAGACCAACAAGGAGTTCATCCGGCTGGGCATGCGCGCATCGGCGTTCTCGGGGGGCGAGTGCGGCGCGGTGTTCATGCTGGTGGGGAGCATCCTTGGTGGCATGGTGGGCTGCCACTTCACGGTCGAAGAGGCCAGCGCGTGGCTCCATGACGGGGTATGGCCCAGCCGTCCATGCGCCCGGCCCGTGGTCTCCAAGCGCAGGAAACTGCAACTCGAGCGCATGCGCGCGTTCGCCCTCGCCGAGATGGAACACCTGGGCGGCCCCCGAGACGCCGTGCTGAACCACCTCATCGAGATCCTGGTCACCTCGTTCCTCGCGGTGCCCTGATGGGGTACCTGCGCCGGCTGTCCTCGCTCGGCGCGACCCCGGTCGACGTCGACCCGCCGGCACCGGGGCGTCCGCAGCCGCCGATCTACCCGCTGGTGGTCGGCTCCCACGGGGCGTGGCTCGAGACGCGCTCGAGCCCGGCCGATGGCTCCTGCGGCGTCCACGGCTACCCGTGCCAGCACCCGGGCGTGGACGTCGCCGGGTCCCAAGGGACGCCCGTGGTCGCGCCCGAGTCGGGCACCGTGGTGATGATCGGGGACGGCAACTCGGCCCCGTTCGTGGGCTACGGGCCGTGGTTCGCGATCATCGCCGGTGACAGTGGCAAGTTCCATTTTCTGGGGCACCTGGACCCCGCCACCTCGGGCATGGCCCCCATGGGGAGTCAGGTCACCGCAGGCCAGCAAGTCGGCACCACCAGTTCCGCCAACCACACCCACTGGGAGGTCCGGGACAAGATGGTGCCCGACTTCGCGGCGGGCGAGACCAACTTCGACAACAACTCCGACCCCCTCGCGTGGCTGACGCTGGCGCCGATCGGCGGCGCGGCCACGGCGCTCTTGGCAGCCGGCGCAGCGCTCCTCCTGTACCTCCTCTACACCCGGAGATCGTGAGATGGCCACGAGGACAACGTGCGACGGCTGCGGAGCCGATGCCCCCTACATCATCGTGTGGCAGGATGATCGCGTCAGGATGGAGGGCTATCGCGAGCCCCGTCGCGAGATCTGAGACCCGGCTCGCCGCCCACGCCGAATCGGCGTGAGTGCCTGCTTGCGCAGGGGTGGGCGATGGTCGCATAGTCGAGGGGCCTCGTCCTCCTACTGGGACACTTCACGGGTCGGCGGCGGGGTCCTCACACCAAGGATTCACGATGCCATTTCGCGGAACAGCAACAGTCAAGGAGGTCTCGGACGGCTTGGTGAGGATCACCGGGCTGTCCTTGGACGGGGGCGCGCTGGGGACGATCGGCCTCAACCAGGCGGTCGGCACGCCGGATGTGCGGCTCCCGGTCCCGTTCCAGCCCCGGGACTACGGGTCACCGTTCGGCCCAAGCAAGGTGTCGCTGCAGGACAGCGTCCAGGTCTGGTTCAACACGATCTTGGCGACGACCGCCGTGCCGGTCTCGGTCCAGAAGAGTGGGCTGACCCCGGAGGACTTCGAGATCTCGTTCTCCAACATGTCGCTGGGTCCCCAGGGCCTCCTGGGCCGGGCGATCGCGTTTGGCATCCTGGCGTCGACCGGGATCACGAACGTCGGCGCGACGGTCGAGCTCGGGGACGTCGGCATCTCGCCGGGCTCGAGCATCACGGGCTTCCCGCCGGGGACCATCACTGGCACGCTCCACGCGGGCGACGCGACGGCGGCCGGCGCGCGGTCCGATGCCCTGGCGGCCTATGGCGCGCTGGTCGCGCTGGCGCCAACCCAGAACCTGTCCGGGGTGAACCTGGGCGGCCAGACCCTGAACGCGGGGGTGTACCGGTTCGACGCCGCCGCGGTGCTGACGGGAACCCTGACGCTGGATGCGCAGAACGACCCCAACGCGGTGTTCGTGATCCAGGTCGGGACCTCGTTCACGGCGTCGGCCGCGGCGGTCGTGGCGCTGGCGAACGGTGCCGTGCCCCAGAACGTGTTCTGGGTGGTGGGGACGACCGCCAACGTCGGCGCCGGCGCGACCTTCCTCGGGGCGCTCCTGGCGCTCCAGGGCGTCACGATGGGCAACCTGGCGAGCGCGACCGGCGGCAACGTGTTCTCGCTGACCGGCAGCGTCGCGCTCGACACCAACGCCATCTCGATCCCGCCCCTGCCCGAGGGGATCACCGCCCTGGGCAGCGGTCCGCTCGAGATCTACGTCCGCTTCCACTGAGCCGTTCACGCGGCAACCACCGGTCGGTGACCCGCGGTTCACGCTGCGCGATCCGAACCAGGGCGTGTCCGACGCCGGAACCAGAGCCCCTGCGCGGCGTGAACCGCGCAGGGGTCGGACATCTGGTATGAACGAGGCATGAAACGCCCCCTCGCCATCCTGATCACGCTCGGGATCGTCTGCGGCATGCCGGTGGGCACCACGCTCCTTGTGGGTCTCGGCCTGGGGCCAGATGCCACCGGCGTGGTGGGGGTCCTCGTGGGGATGGTGTTCGGAACGTTTGCGCCCACCATCTATCAAGCGCTTCGCGACTCGCGGAAGCGAGTCCGATAAGCGAGACGGCGTCACCAGTTGCCCGGTGACGCCGTCTCTTCCAGGGTGCTGAGGCCGTCCCCGCTGACCGTTGCAGGATGCCACACAGGTACTCCACAAAGCAACGGCGCCTTTGATGGCGCCGTTGCCCCTTTTGCGAAGGACGCTCTACCCGTGACCCACGCTACCCCGTGACCCACACGCTGACAAGCGCGGAGCGCCCATGGCATCCTTCGCATGGATATGCAGATCACCCGTCACAAGCCCGCCGTCCGGGGGGTGTCGCAGCTCATGTACGTGGGGGACGTGGACGACCGACCCATGGTGATCAACGTGGGCCCGCTGGCGCTCGCGGCGCTGCTGGCGTGGCTGATCTTGCGGAAGAGGTGACTCGGTGTACCTGCGCTACATGGCCGCGACCGACGGCTCCCCGGCCAGCTCGGTGGCGTGGGAGTACCTCTGTCTCTTCATGCGCATCCACCCGCGGATCCGCGTCGCCTCGGTGTCGGCCGGCGGCATGCGGGGTCGCTGGGAGATGGCGATGCCCCTGCTCTCGACGCCGATGGTGGGCCCGTTCGTGAACGTCGTGTGCTGCGACCCATCCCGGTGGACCTGGGTGCAGACCTGCTCGATGCCCAACCCGGACGGGTCCTCGAGCGATGCCGTCGCGCGGATGGGGCTCTACACGGTGGGCGTGAAGAACGTGCTCATCGTGCACACCGCGCAGGTCTCTCCCGAGCAGCGCCAAGCAGCGCTTGCCTACGAGGCGATCGTCGCGCCCAGCGAGGAGGTGGCCAGCGCATGGCTCCCCGCGTGCACCCACGTCATCACGCCGACCGACGGCGATCGCGCGCTGGCCGCGCTCCGCTCGATCACACTCGCCGAGGCTGCCTGACGGCTACGAGCGCCACGCCTGCGTGTGCAGCCACCACCCGAGTCCGGAAGCCAAGGCGACCCCGATGATCACGATGCCCAGCACGACCGCCTGACCGGCGAATGCGTAGATGGCCACCCAGCACAGCACGCCGGCGAGCAGGATCAGGATCGGGATCATGGGTCAGGGCTCCAGCCCGGAGAGCGTGCGCTCCCGGTAGCACTGCTGCCAGACGCCATGCCGGCTCTCGCAGAGCGATGGCACGGGCACTTCGTGGATGCGCTCGAGGACGACATGGCGCTGCACCACGGGTGACCAGTGCTGGACCGCGTCCGTGACCGCAAAGGTCAGGCACGCGGAGATCAGCGCGAACCGTAGGCAGCGGCCGGGGAGTCCCGGGCACGCGGGCAGGACCTGACGACGTAACAGCATCTCGGAGCACGGCTTCAGCATGCCAACAACCGTATCAGGAGTCGTGGCACAAAACCCCTCTTACCGCCTGGACCTCGGTGCACCAGGCCAGGTTGACGGTCTCCGAGGGCCGGGACATCGTTGCCCGCCTACACTGTGAGCGGGTCGTGGCACCTGCCGAGGGCTCGGACGTTGGCCTTTCGGCCCAAGACCCACACGTTGTATCCCGTCCACGGCCAGGGTCGCAAGAGGGAGACGATCCCGGTGTCGATCCCGGTTCCGGGTGCGCTAGAATCGCCGCGCGGGGCAACGCGTCCCCAAGGAGATCCGAGATGCTGATTCGCTACTACGGGCACGTGGGCGTGCCCACGGGGTACGGGGACGCCGCCGCCGAGACGTGCATGGCCATCTTGGCGGCAGGGTACGACCTGGAGATCTCGACCGATGGGCGCCAGTGCCCAAGCCGGTTCTTGCCGCTGGCAAGGTGCATCCGGGACGAGGCCGCGCTGTCCAAGCCGGACGTCTGCATCGTGCACACGCTGCCGGTGGACTGCGCGGCGGTGCTACGCCGGAGCGGACTCGAGGGCACCGACGTCCTGACCGTCGCCTGTACGACCTGGGAGGGCTGGTCGGGGGCGGCCATCCCGCGCGAGGTCGCAGATTCGCTGCGGAGGTTCGACGCGATCTGGGTCCCCAGCGGGGCGACGCGGCACGCGGTGGTGCGGCACGAGAACATCGCCGGCTCCGGGGTCTTTGTGGTGCCCTACCCGGCCGACTTGAGCAGCCTGCCGGAGGCGCCCTGCGGGCGGTGCCACGCGTACCATGTCGCCACGCCGTTCTTGACCGGGCAGCGCGTTCGCACGCCCAGCGGGCTCTCGACGCAGGTGACCTCGTGCGGTGGCGGCATGGTCTGGGTCTCTGAGGAGGGCAAGCCGCAGACGTTCTGGTTCTGGCCCTGCGAGCTCCGCGTCGACTTCGGACTCGACCTCTACCGCTTCTACTACATCGGGGCATGGACGGCCCGCAAGAACGTGCAGGGGCTGGTGCACGCGTACATGCGGGCCTTCGAGCCCACCGACCCGGTCGAGCTCGTGATCCACGCCCCGGGGGCCTCGGAGACCGCCTGCGCGATGGCGCAGATGAGTTCGGGGCTCCCGCCCGGTGCGTGGCCGTCGATCCGGTTCTCGCGCACGCGGATCTCCCAGGACGAGATCGACCGTCTCCATGCGGAGTGCCACTGCTTTGTCACGGCCACCCGGGGCGAGGCGTGGAACCTTCCCGCGTTCCACGCCATGGTCGCGGGCCGCAACATCATCACCCCCCGCTCCCTGGGGAGCGGCGAGTTTCTCCGCGGGACGTCCGCCGCGTTCTATGGCGCGCGGCCGGCGCCGGCCTTCGGGGACGCATGGATCGTCCCCGGACACCCTGCGCTCCAGTACGCCGGCGCGCAGGGGCTCAATGTCCGCTCGTACTGGCTGGACCCCGACTTGGCCGAGCTCGCGCACCACATGCGCGATGCGTTCGAGGAGCGGACGACCCACCTGACGCTCGACACGCATATCGCCGCGCGGTTCAGCCGCGAGGCGGTAGGCGCGACCATCCGACGGATCCTCGATCTCCTCACAACCAAGGAGCCCCGCACGTGACCGATACCAGTGACCTCGAGAAACGCCGCAAGATCCACGAGACCGCCGTGTCCATCGTGGAACATCTCTACACATCCGCGCGAGGGCTGAAGTTGCTCTACGAGGAGGGTCTCAGCCCCAACGCGATCGCCCATGCCATCCTGGACAAGATGGAGGCGCAAGACGCCGACCTCCTCGATCCGAGCGTCGTGCAGGCAGTCCTCAGCATGGGCTTCGCGCTCTTTGACCACGGTGCCCCGCGAGAGGCGTACCTCGCGCGGGTTCGCTCGACGGCCGCATCGGAGATGCCCGCTCTGCTGGGTGTGGACCCCACCTCCTCGTGGCTCCGGCCGATGGCGGATGCGTTCGACCGCATCGGGACCGACAGCCCCAGCGCGCGCAAGATGCGGCGCTTGATCGATCGTCTCCTCGAGCAAGCGCCCAAGATCAGCCCCGGCGATGCCCCTGCGCTCGAGTGCACGGTCATCGTGGGGAACGCCGTGCTCCAAGGCGTCATGTCGAAGACCCCGGATGGCATGCTGCGGATGCTCTCGCAAGGCCCCGATCGCACCATGATGATGGAGCAGTTCTTCGATCCCCACGACGTCGTGCTGATCGGCGTGCCCCGGCTCGTGACCGCCACCGCCCCCCGGTTCGCGGGCTGATTCAGCTCGCGCGAGGGCGCCGGCGCACGAGCCCGGCGGCGACCTTGGCGACCTCTCGCGATCTCCCGACGAGCATCACGACCTCGTGGTCCACCAGGCGCAGGAGGTCGGATGGCGTCCTTCCCAGCGCGCGTGCCAACCGCATGGTCTCGTACATGTCGGGCAGGGACTGCCCGTTCTCGAAGCGCGAGAGCGCGGATTGCGACAGCCCGGAGCTCGCAGCGACCGCCGCCTGGGGCGTCCCTTCGCGCAGGCGCCGGATCACCGCACCCGCGATCCGGGCATACGTGACCCGTTCGGCCGGAGCGTCGGGCAGCGTGACCGGAGAGAGCCTGGGCTTGGCCATGGGTCAGTGCCCCTTGTCGTCGTCCTCGTCATCCTCTTCCTCCTCATCGTCATCCTCTTCCTCCCCGTCGTCCTCCTCGTCGAACCGTTCCTCAAGGTCTGCGATGGCATGAGCCGTGGCGATGCTGACCACGGAGTCTGTGACCCCCTGAACCCATGCCTCCCACGCGACGCTCTGGGAACCGCCCGCCTCCTTGATGCGCTCATGCAAACTCGGGGTGTCGGTCACCCGAAACATGTCCATGACGGCCCGGTCCTTGGTCCGGCCCGCCAAAACCCTGTCCCAGCAAGCGCGCGCGTCCTTGACGAAGGCCG